TCATTCCATTGTTCTTTTGGAATTTCTGCCAAGAATCTAACATATGAATAAGTTTCTGCGGCACTTTTAGCTATTTCAGTAAGTAAAATGTCTACATATTCATCGAACTGTTCAATGTCAAATTCATCAGACAGTTCTTCTTTTACTTTTGTAAACTTAGAAAGCTCATCATCGAATAAAGCATAATAAATATCTTCGAATTCTTCTACTGTTATTGTTGAAAATTTAGATAAATTATTTTGCAAATATAGTTCATAAAAAACTTTATCACCTTCTGACCCATATCGGTCTAGAATCTGGTCCATGTAATTCATAAAAATAGTATTATCCTCTTGCATCTGTTATTTCTCCGTTAATTATTGTAGCGATTGCTGGACAATTCATACCTTTAACTCCTTTACCTAGAACATGTGTATCAAATGTAAAAGTTTCTCCGTTATGTTCAATTTTCACTTCATAACCTGACCAAAGACAATCATAGTTACCATCAGGTAATTTACTTTGTACACCTTCTGTCATCTTTAGCATTGTTTCAATTGTTTCCCATAAACCTAAACACATTTCTTCATGGTCTTGGTCGACTACAATACTATCAACTGGCATATCTTCTCTAGCCCAAGTACCATCAGACTCACTTAAAATTTTAGTTTTTGAATATACAATATCAAAGTTGTCTAATTCTGGTGGTAATGTGTTTAAATATTCTTTTAATTCTTTAATTTTCATTTTGATCTTTAGGTTTAAATATTAAATCTAATTCTTCATTCCATTCAATACCTTCTTTTTTAATCCACTTTAATAAACCTTTAATGATTTCGACATTAGCTTCATTTTTGGATTTCATTTCATCATACAATTCCTTGTAATCGGCTTTTGGTAGTGTTGACATTTAAAATAATTTTTGTTCTTTTTCGTTTGTTTTAACTTTAATAACTTCTGCAGGCTTCTTAAGTGTATTCATAGCTTTACGATAGATTTTACGGTCTGCAAATCCATGAATGTCTTCTGTTAGTGCAATGTTGTTTGGAAATAAATCAAGTAAAGTATCATCAGATGTTATTATAACGAACTTTTCAGGTGTACCATTTTTAGTAAACCACTTTGTAATTAAGCCAGATGTTTTATCAACTACTGGCCAATTTATATTTCTTTGTTTTAGAAATTTATTGAAGTCAGCAACTGTTTTAAAATCATCTGACCATGGTGAGTAAATTACTACATCTGCTTTATAATGCTCAACTAATTTGGAAACATGTTCACATGCTTTTGGGCAAAAATAAACAAATCCTTGTTTGTCATGTGTTTCACCTTTAGTTTTAATTGCGTCATCAATACCATCGTTAGTTGAGATAACACCATCAATTGATAGAAATATGATTGGATTCATATTGTTCGTTTTAAATAAATACTTACTGTTTAGTATTATATGCTCTTAAAACGTTTGGTTTACTGGAGATTATTAAAAAAGTGGATTCCTATTTAGGACTTCAATAATAATATCACCGTGGCATGATTTAGGGTGACAATAACATGCAAGTGTTTTACCTCTTAATTCTTCAATTTTCTCCATGAGCATAGGGTTATTTAAAAGGTATTCCTTATATTTCGATATAGCTTCTTTTCTAGTGCCAACTATATAAAGAGCTTTAGTTTCTCTATCTTTAATATGAGTGTATGGGTTGCCCCAAATTGAACCTCGTCCAATATAGACGTCATATGGTTCTCCAGATTTAATATTAATTAATTTAGTTTTACTCATATGATTTGATTAATTGTGTCATTCGTCAACTATGTTGAAAAACTTGTGATACATTCCAGAAGAATCTACTTGATATAACATAACAACTGGTTTAAATATAGCAAGTAAATCATTACCATCTTCAGTCAATTGGTATGTGACAAAACTTTCATCATCAACATTTATTAAATTGTATTGTAGAATATTTCCAGTTATTAAATAAGCATACTTCACATTATTTTGCAAAGGGTCAACTACGATTGTAAGATTTCTTATTTTACCAGCTTCGTATAAATACCCAGATTCCATGTCAACCATTGTAATATCAGATGGTTGAAATCCTCTTTCTTTTGCAAATTCTTCAGCTACGATTGGACTACATATCACAATTGGATTACGTTCCATTTTACAATAACGTACAAGTTTCGGTACAGAAGTGTTTATTAATTCTTCTTCAGTTGCTATTGTATCAAATAATACATCAGCCAGATGCATTGTATATTCTTGGGCGAATAAATCAGCTAATTGAATAGAGAAATCTTCATCTTTATTTTCCGTGTGTTTCTCGTATGTAGTAAGAAGAGATAACGATAAACTTACTTTCATAGTAAGCATATCGTCGCCCTCATTTACTCTGCCGTAACCTGGTAGTCTAGGCTCTTCCTTGTATAATTGTATACAGTTTTTCGGTAAATCCTTAAAGTGTTCCTCCGCAAAGGCAATAAGGATTTCTTGTTCATGAGTCGAAAGGGCCATTGACAAACCATTATTTGAGATATTTATCTTTATTTAGAATTCAATTCAGCGCTTGACTTAGCATCTGGACGGTTCCAAACTTTGAATTTTAATATATCATCTACAGCTTTATTCCAATCACCATTAAAATTAATACCTCTGTCATCGAGATATAAATCTGCCATTGGCTTACCAGAACCAACATAAACTTGGTCATAAACAATTCCATTCTTATCTAAATATTCGATTAATTGTGGATATTGTTCAGGTTCTCCTTTTTTTCTATACATAGGATTTGTACGAGTCGTATAAATCATAATACGAAACCCTGCATCTTTTAAGGATTGAATTCCTTCTTTTGCACCTGGGACAACTTTATCATAAATCTGTCCGCCTTGCCAACCATTCCCATAGAAATGGATTACGCCATCAAAATCAATTGCTGCTGTTTTTCCTTTACTCATTTTTTTAATTAAATTTTATATAATTCCCTTTTCTTTTCTTCGATTAGACTTCTCAATTCAGTATAACCTAAAAAATCTTCAAATTTATTTCTATAAATTTCAATGTAGTTGTCCATTACGTTAAAATGGTCGATGCCCTCACAGCTTTCGATATATCGAATTGCGGTAGCTTTAGCGTTTATCTGCTTGATTATATCTAACATAAAAAAATCAGGGTTTATTTTTATACCCTGATTCCTGTTATTGTTTACTTCACATAGGCTCTAAGAACGTCATCACTTTTAGTTACACGTTTTATATAAGCTTCAGTATTCTTAATGTTATTATATGATAATTTTTGGCCATTTTTCATTTCTACAATTACAGTAGAACCACCTGGAGTTTTACTAAGTGGATTAGTTCTGAAACCATTACCAACTTCAAATATGTCAAATTTCGGTTTTTCCATTTTCATTATCTTTTTCATATTCTGAATAATCTTTCCAGAATAATTGATTTAACTCTTCATATGCTTTAGATGAACATAGCATCGGTATGAATAATATTAAAAGAAATATTAAACGGAATATTTCGAAAACAAACCTTATGATTTGTAATCCAAATAAATTCACAACCGATGATAGTCTATACCAAAATCCCATTATTTATTATTTTCTGATGCAGATAATTTATCCTTAAGTGCTTGTAGAACATCATTATCTCCTAACTTAGCAGTCGCAGGTTTATTAACTACTTGTTTTATACGATTAACTTGCTTCTTAGTCTCATCGTCGCCAAACTTATCGAATTTACCTAAAAATTCTTTAGCTTGCATGTTACGAACAGTCCAATTAATTTTACCATCACCTTGTAAAATTTTAGTTGAAACCCAATTGTATAACTGACTTATAGCCTCAGAGCACATATAAGTGTTAGTATCTTTACCTTGCCATCCCATAATTCTACCTTTAGTAATTTCATTTACTACAGGTACTCCAGTCTCAAAAGACTCCTTTAACTTAGTTGAAAAGTTTGCTTTGAATTCTTCAGAATGAATTCCTTCATAAACTTCAGCAACTGAAATTAATTTATCGCCAGTTATAGCGCATTTAAACTTTTTCAAGTCTGTTGGTTTTTCCCAAACTTTCTCTGCCTTATTTACTGGTAAATAAGAACGTACTAAATGTAATACAAAGTTCTTTGACTTTTCATCTTTAGTGTAAAGGCTTTCGATTTTCTCGTAGATTTTTTCTTTTTCCATAATTTATTTTCTTGCTACTTTTGGTGCTAATTTAATTCCTAATCCTTCAATTATATCGTTTGTTAATTCGAATTCTTCAATTTCAACATCGTTCCATGTTGATGTGTGCTATAAGTAATATCACTTAAATCAATTGAGTACATTTCACTCATTGCTTTTATAACATTTTCAAACCCATCTTCTTGTACACCATAAAAGCACATCGTTTCACCTAAATCCATTTCTTCAGGTTCTTGCTTAAATTCTTTAGTATGATATTTTTTACAAAGTTTATCTAACTCGTCGATTACAGCGTAATCAAATTCCATTTCAATTCCGTATCTTGTTATTTCTTCTTTCATTTTTATTTTTTATTAGTTTCATTTACAAGTATTTGATAAGCCTCATCTATTACAGCTTTAAACTCTTCCATCTCGCCATAACTCATTTGAATTTTGCCATTAGTTGAAATAGTAAATCTCGGCTCATTCATGGAAACAATTACTAAAACTTGAGCATATCCAGTAGTCATAAAAGTTTTACGTAACTCTATTCTAGGCATATCAGTTTTAATAAACTTCTTACCTTTCCATTTCATTTTATCTTCATCAGACATATTACTAACGTAAGTTCCTGCTACGCCACTATCAGAAGAATAGTAATTATTATGCTCTTCGGTTGATAGAATTTTCTTTGGTTTATCCCAATTAATTATTGCCATTTTAATCTTTTATTGCATTTAAAAAATCTAATTCATCACAGAACCACAAATCTTCACTATCATCAATAGTAAACAACACCATAGCTCCATCAAAATTATCATAATCTTCACCTTTGTAAACGACATCATCACCTGGTCTAAGTGTTACCATTTTACTACAATGTGAACCTAGCTTAAATACTGAAAGTCTATCATTTAAGATATACATTTCACCTTCTTCAAGTTCAACAACTTCATTAGCTTTATCAATGTTAGCTTCAGAAAGATTATGAAGTATATCACCCATTGAGTCTTGACTCAATAAGTATTTTCTAATTTGTTCGATTGTATACGTTTTCATTTTATTTAGATGGCATCATTGCGTAATTTGTACCTTTCTTACAAAAAGTCCAAGTACCTGTGAATATTAAAGAACCAGTTCCACCATCAAAGGCAAAGCGTCCAGTGCTTTTCATTAAATCATCAAATGTTTTTAAAAACATTGGATATCTTTTACCTGTTTCCAAATCTTTCATATAAATAGTTGCAGCAGAACGTCCTCTACCAAACCCATCATATTTCATTCTACCTTCGAAAATAAAATTATCTTTCCAATTAATTTCCATGTGACCATAAGAATAATCGTAGCTTAATAATTCATCATTCTTATTAAATGGAATTTGATATGTTTTAGTTGTTGCCATTTTAGTATAATATTTTACCTAATTTGTTTTGTATTTTATCTAAAATCTCTTGATGTAATGGTGCAATCAATTCTTCATCTCTGATAGGTTTAATCGCAACTAGTGTCATTCTTAAAATATGAAAGTCGTCAGATGCTGTATATTCTTTGATTAGATTAACTAAATAATTATCATCATTTTCCCTTATTGCTTTATTGATTGCCCTGTAAACATTCTTACATTCGTCAATCTTTTTTCTACTTTCACCTTCCATATTAATTTAACATTTGAGTTGCTACTGAATCACCATTTGATAAACCTTTTGCCATTGAAGAATTTTCTCCAGCTTTCTGACCTTCATAATATGCTTTACCGTCAACTTTTCTAGTCCTAACTTTAGTTGTTCCTATACCATCATGATTTTCAGCCATATATTTATCAACTGCATTTTTATGTACTAATACAAGGGCATTAATTTGATTTGCAAATTCTGATTGTTTAGATTTAACTTTATCTGCTTCTAGTTTCTTTAAAATTCCTGAGTTTGCACCCATGTAAAAAGACTTTAAGAATTTACTACGATTAGGAAAACTTTTAGAATATTTCCATGGGCGTTTAACTGTACACATTCCATTTTTCAATTTCTTAATATCACCCATTGGAATTCCCATGTTTAGTAACTCAGACAATTGATAAACACTGTTCTTTTGAAATTCTTTAACTCTCTCACTGAAAGCTTTTGTTGATAAACGTTGTAATTGATTTTTAAGAACATCGTAAAGATATGAAACGACTTCAACGTTTTCATAACTTCCAATAATTGTAATTTGATATTGTTTATCCATTTTGCTAGAAGTGAAAATGGCTTTACAGAAGTTATATTCACATAAAGTATTTAAAAGGATTGCCATCCAATTACCATGTGCTTTTTTAACTTCAGTATCAGTATCTATGCCTGATACCTCGAGCTCTTCTTGGTGCTCGATAATTTCTTTTTTAGAAAGGTTATATTTTAGAAGTAAGTCTTGAACTTTACTTGCGAATAACTCAGCTTCGGCCAAATTACCAATTTGTTTAGCTGATTCTGCGTGGTCTATTAGTTTTTTAAGTTTTACCTTGATTTCTTCTAGATTTTCCATTCTTTATTTGATTAAGTTTACATAGTAAATATAACCAAATTCTTTTGAAACCCGAAGCTTTAGTCTCATTTTTTTGAGAGCTCGCATTTTTATCTTTATACTTATGATAATTTGCGATGTTTAATATACTTACATATAACCACATTGCGATAATTAGCAATATTGCGGCCATGAATAAATACTCAGTTGCGTGAATTTTCATATGCTTGTTTTAATTTAACGACCTGTGCGCATTGTTCGTACATCTCATCGCATTCATAACATCTTAAGCAATCATCAAGTTTTTCCATGTATAAATCTTCAGTGATAGTCATTACATTTTCACCAAGAATTATACATGGGACTTGTTTAACTTTAGATAAAATACCAAACTCAATTGCACTGAATATTATATTATAAATTTCTATTCGATTTTCATAATAAAAATCATCTAATGTTCTATAACCTTCTAGGCTATAAACAGGTAAATCAAAAAATAAACCTGTTACAGTATCTTGATATTCTTCGTAAGTAGCTTTAATCATAATTTTTTTATTTTAACCTCTTAACTTAACAGTAAAACGTTTTTCCATAGCTTCCATCGTTTCCTCAGGAACACCATGTATTGATTTGTTGCCATGACGGTTTTCAACAATTATTGACATCAACATATAACCGTATCTTTCTGCAAGCTCTTTATAAGGCTTAATTTCTTTATCAGTAGTAAATGTGTTGGCCACAAATACTTTTTCTACACCAGACTTCATTGCTAATTCAGTCCTGTCTTGACATTGTTTATGTGCAGCACCTAGTTTTTCCCTGTTAAAGTCATATTGACCAGGATTTGGACCATTTTCGTAAAAATAGTCATCAGCAGAATATACAGGGTAAGGCATGATGCCAGGGGCTTCAGAAAGAATTTCTGCAGCGGTTGTCTTACCATTTCCAGGCAAACCTCTTAATAAAAATAGTGCTTTTTTCATTATCGTACTTTTGAATAATTTAAAGTGCTTAGTTCGTTAAGAACGTTTTCAATTTTAACTTTATAGTCAGGTACAATTAAGTTACTGACTAAGAATGTTTTAATAGTTGGAATATCCAGTTCTCTTTGACCTGTCAATTCTTTAAGTTCATTTTTAAGTTCTTCGATTCTTTGATTTCTAAGCTGTTCAGCTTCTCTTTTTTGTCTTGCAATCTCTGCGGCCTTTTCTGCAGCGATTCGTCTTTCTTCCATGATTTGTGGGCCTGATAGCATTTCAGTCACATTTAATTTACAAACCATTAAACTATAATGCGATGCTTTCCTGAGCATTTCATCAAATTTTCTTTCCGCATCACCTCTTCTTGTCCAGAAAAAGCCACCTGTATATCTTGGAACTAATTCATTGGTTTTAGTATTTACTACTGCGAATAATTCGGTATCTAAATTTACTTTCATGTTGATTTTATTGATTAGTTAAATATAACAAGATTTCGATATCCCCCAAAGTTAATTCAGGGCTTCTCGAATTTGTGTGTGATTTTGTACACCGATTAACATAACCTTCTTTAGCGCAATTTCAAGAGATTCTGCGTGTTCATATTTTTCTTCTTTAGCGAATTCAGTAACAACTTTCGACATTCTAGCAATAAGAGCATGAGTATAGTCGGCAACATCTAAAAGTTCTAAGTCTTTATAAATATAATCACGACCTGCTGCAATCTTCAACTGAATTAAGTTTTCGATTTGGTCATCTTCTAAACCATACTTCTTTTTTAGAAAGTCTCTAAAGTCAAAACAAGGAGTCACCAGAACAATCAAATCCTTTTTGGATTGCTCATCTATTGACAAAGCATCGACGTAATTTTTAAATTGTTCAAAGTTTATCATGTTATTAGTTTATTATGTAAATTTATAAAATTTGATTTGAACCCCAAAGACTATGTTAATTTCCTTGGGGTATCAAATTCATAACGCTTAATTATTTCATGGATATATCTTGAATGTTCAAGATTAGAACCACCCATTTCATTACCATCTTTATCTAATCGAGGTGCAGCGTATCCAATTGTTAAATGTAAATTAAAAAATGGATTACGTGGTAAACCAGCTTCTTCTCGAATATCTAATAAATCTTTAGAATAAACTCTTAACCACCAATCTTCACCATTAGTGCGAACATTAGTATCATACGTAAATTCAATTTCTTTTTTATTCCACTTCTCCATTACTTTTTTATAAAGTTCTGGATTTGAAACTATATCTGCAATAAAGCTGACATGAGGTCCGCGCTGAGGAGGATTTAATTTTACGTTATATCGAGTTTTAACAAACCAAGCATAATACTTATCTAATTCGCAATTTAATTGGACATTAGCATGATTCTTCCATTTCGCTTGCTTTTTATGCTTCGTAGTTAATGGGAGGGGATCGAAGTGTATAATACCTTTAACGTTTATCATTGGTTAAATATAACCAAAAGATTTGAATCGTCAAAGTATTATGGGCGACCTAATTTAATGTCGCAAACCTTACATTGGTCATTTAAGCACATGTCATCCTCGATTTTTAAAAGGCGACATCTACCAAACATATTTGAATTAGGTGAAAGGTCTTGGGGTTCACCTTTCACCCATTCAAAATATGGGCACTTTTTTATTTTATAATAAGGCAAACTACCATCAGATGGGTAAATCATGCCAGAAACCATTGTATAACAATAACTACCTTCTGGTATTTGCTTTTTCTTTTTTCTAGGAATTTTCATTTATTTAAAATAGCTATAACCCTATCAGTACATATATCTGTTAATCCATAACCCACATCAACACAATCAGGGTGGTCTACGTTACCTGATGTTTTGACAAAATTATCCATTTGATGGGGTTCCATATCTTCATCATCATCTAAAATTACGTAATGTGTAATTTCAGGATTATATGATAAATATTCGTCAATTTCTTTACCTCTTTGTAAAGTACTTCCAGTTCTTACCATGTGGTTAGGTGTAATATCAACTACACGACCAGGTAAACCACGTTTAGCCCACATTTCTTTCATAACTAAAAGACCTGACATTCTCCATGTACTAATAACAATTTTAGCATCAGTTGCATCAATAATTCTTTTTAGATTGTTTACAAAGTGGTCATGCCAAATTGCACCATACTCATCATGGCCTTGTGGATATACATTTAATACCCCATCAATATCTAAAAATATTACTTTTGTTATCATAATACACTTTCACCACCTAATTCTACAATTAATCGATTAGCATTCCAATGATGTGCTTTAAAAGTTATTTCAGCAACTTCATCTTTATTACGTTTAGCTTCCATTATTGCATCCGCAAATCCTTGTCTTAGGAATTCCAATTCAATTATTAATTTTTTACGATTTATTCGTTTCATTAATATAAATCTTCACTGTATAATTTATCGCCTCTAACTTCTTTTTCGTCTAAGATTTGATTAGCCTTTCTTGCTATTTCTAAAGCTTCAGTTCTATTTACAAATCTATCTTTACTTGTTAAAAAACCCTGCTCTTCAGTATTCATTAAAGCTATCCCTTTTTCATCATAAGGGAATCCAACCATTAATGCAAATATTGAAATACAATTATGGTGTCTTCGGCCACATATTACAAATCCTGTTTTAATATTACGAGGCATATGTACATGTTCTTCACCATCATCATAATGATTTGCAGCACAGATAATTCTTTCTATATTTTTATCCATTAGAATGAGTTATTAAATAAGTTAATCCTGCAGCAACAGTAGCTGCCCAGAAAAATGTTGATGTTAAAACAGGTCTAAATAAATTATCCCAAAGGCTTTCTAAAAAATTTCTTATCATTTTATACTTCTTTTATTTCGTTAATATCTAATAAATGAAACTCAATTCCATTATGCACTGTTAATTCAGTTCTGTGAAAATGACCATAAAACCATTTTTCAATAGGATTATTTTCTTTAAGTATATTATAAAGTTTAGTTAATTGTGCACGTTCATGTGGTAATTCTTCTTTTAATTTTTTATCACCTAACATAATAAAATGCTCGACTAAAGGTCCAAATCCATTTTTATTATCAGGCCAGCAAAAATCTGGAGATGTATGTGTAATTACATATTTACATCCTGTTATCTTTTTAGCCAACTCTTCATTCAATACAAAATTCTCATCATACCAATAAGTCTCTCTATCAAGATTATATTTAGAATACTCAGTCATTTCAGCAATACGTGGTTTTCTATCAATTGACAAAGCTCCACCAAACATTGCTATTTTATCCCCATTAGGAGCTTCAATAACTGTATAGTCATCGACAAGTTTTAAATTACTAAATACATAATCACCCTTAAACATAGAAGGGTCATCATGATTACCACGTATTGCATACATGATAATATTTCTTTTAGCAAGCTTTTCGTTTAAAAATTCGAGATTTTTTCTATCTTGATGTTTACTTATAAAACCCACACCAAAGTCACCTAATTGTATTAATAAGGCATTTTTAATATTTTTATGTTCAATAAGTCTATACATGGAATTCCAATTTCCGTGCACGTCCCCTATGACAGCAAAGTTCATTTTATTATTTTTCATTTTTTTAATGTTATTAATCCTGTTATTGTAACTGTTATACCTACTACAAACATTATATTTCTAGGCGTTTGTTGCCAAAATGAAGGTGTAACATAAGTCATATTATATTGGCTCGTACTATTAGGATTATGTTTCCAAGTTCCATAGTTTTGTGGACCTTCTAAGAATGCTGCCGTTGTAAATGCAACACCACCTACTACTAATCCAACACTTGTCGATTTATCTCGTTCACTGTACCCTTGTCGTTTTTGCGCGTATGTCGTATTTAATACGAATATAAGCATTAATAATGCTATTAATTTTTTCATATTTATTCTTTTGATAAATCTAACAAATTATGATATACTCCCAAAGTATTCTTTAAGTTTTTTCTTCATTGCTTTTTCTTTAACTCTAAAAACCCAACAATTATACTTTTCGTGCCATTTAATTGAAGCTTCAGATTTACCAATAGCTCTACAAACAATAACCAGTTCAGATTTCTCCAAACTGGTTACATAATAATTACCTGTTATGCCATGTTTAAATGTCATTTGAATATTTAAAAATAAAATTACCGGCTTTATTTCTTTTACCATTGCAATTTTTAAAAATTGACATTTTACCAATATTTAATTCCCTTGAAGCTTCAGCTAAACTTTTAAATGTTTTAACATAATTATTATCTAAATCATAACAATCTACAGGTTTTATATTATAAATATTTAAACTTCGCATAGCTTCTTTAGTTTTAATACTTATATTATTTTTATGTGTTTCTGTAAACATCATTCCTTTTCTAGCTTTAGAAATTGCTTTACATGTTGATTTTTTTCTAATTAATCCTTTTAATTTTTTAGTTCTTTTTTCTTTCATTTCAGAACTTTCATTTAACATGATAATTTTATGTTTTTCACATATTAAATCATAATTAGGATTATTTGTATAAGTATCTCCACCAGTACCACCTAATGTACAATTATATCCTATTAATTTATTAATAGAATTAAATTCTTTAATCCAATAAATTTCTCTTTGATTTAATGATGAAATATCTAAACATTTTTCAATTACTTCTATTTTAAAATTTTCAAAACCATACTTTAATATAGCTTTAGAAATTAACATTTTAGATTTTCCACTTTTTGCCTTATTAAAATGATTAATTAATCTTTCATCTATATTCTTTTCAGTTTTTCCAATATAAATTTTATTATTAATCAAACACGTAATTTTATAAATGTACATAATTTATTTTTAAATTATATATATCTGTTCTTACCCTTGTAACCCATAGAATTGTTTACGTATATTAATTAAAATATCATTAGAAATAGAAATATCGACTTTATTAGGTAAATTAGATTTTTCGTAAAGTTCATCTATTAATTTAATTTTAGATTCTGCACTTATAACTAATTCATCGTAATCCATTTCACCTCTTCTAATTGATAAAAGTTCATCTCTATTAGGTCTTTTAACTAAAATACCTTTACCTTCAGCTATTTCTATAGCCATATCTAATAACCTATGACAATGTGAAAGATTTTTCCCATCATATCCTTTACCATGGTTAGCATTATCATTATAACGTGCATCGTTTCTATTTTCAACCCAATGCCAGTATTCTCTATAATCTTTACAATATTTAGTATAACCATCTTTGTTATAACTAAATGTTGCAATTGGTTCAATTCCCTTAGGTATAGAAGACATTCTAATTTCATTTGATGCGAAACCATCGCCACCTTCAATTTCTAATAAAATACCTTTGAATCCAAATCCCATAGGTAAACCATTTTCTTTTCGATGAGCTTTCCTAGCTTCTCTATCTTCTAAAGGTACATTTTCTGAAAAGCACATATGTGCATCTAAGTCGTAAAATAAAGCATAAGTATCACGTGCATTTGGCACAGCAGATACTCCACAAAATCTCTGTTCGTATCCACCTTCTGCTAAAAATTTATCCATTGCCTTACTGTTATAACCATTAATAACTTTACAGAAGTCAAGTGGAGATTTTCTTTCCTTAGCAACAGGGTTCACAATTTTCTTGTTTAAACCTCTTGCCTTTTTAATTTGTGATACTGCATAACCTGCAAATGAATCGCGACAAATTTTTGTAATAAACTTATCAGAATTGTTTATAATTTCATCAAATACTGGATGTTTATATTTAATGCAATCTTCAGGCACATTTAACATTTCAAGTAAGTTTGGATTGTTACTTGAAATGAGTTCAATGAACCTACGAATTTCGTAATAAGTAATATCGTTTTTCGCGTCATTTACTTGTTCAACATATCCCATTCCTAGAATATCTTCTAGAGGTTGGATGAATACACCCTTAATGTCTATATCTGAAGTAGGTAAATTCGTACCGTAGGCGGTTGAACCGGTAATACATTCAAATATAATTAAATTCTTGCTTTTTAAATCTTCAATCGTCATTTTTCAAGGATAATTTAATTTCTAATTCTATTATTTTTTCTTCCGCCAATTGCCAGTTTTCAAAATAGGTTTGGGCATTCCTATCTAATCGCCAGCAATATTCTCTCAATTGTTCTATTGGCATTTTATCAATGTCATCCCTTAACTTCTTGAGGTATTTTTCTTTATTCATTATTAAAGTACTAATTTATATCGATTTCCCAAAGTTATTTTTCACCAATCATTATAGTTTCATCGCTACATACAATTGAAACTCGATGTTGTTTAAATACTTCCTTTAGTTCAGCTGCAATCTGAATTGCGATATTCTTAATTTCAATAGGTCTTTTAGGAAATCGAGGATAATTAATTAAACCTATTTTAACTCCATTTTCTCTACCATTAGTATAAATGAATTTAGTTGGTTCAATTGTAAAACCAGCGCCATATTTATTACAATACTCCTGGCATACAACTTCAGCAAGACTCATTGATTCATAGTCTTCCATTCCATCATATCCTGGTTTAAAGCCACAGTAAATCGTAGCTGTAAATGTTTCAGCGTAATGTATTTCCATTATTCAACAGATGTAATGTTGCTAGGCTCTGCTATTTCAAATCCAGATAATGCTATAAGTACATTAATAGTAGCTGCAACATCTTGTTCACAATACTTAGCGATTCTATCTAAATCACCTTCTTGCCAGAACACTTCTGATACTTTACTTCCATCAATATCACTTTTAGGTGATGGAATATTTAATACTGCTGTTAAAGTGTCTAAAGAAGTGAAAGATTCTTGCCATGCACCAAACGACCAAAGTTCAGCAGTATCAACAATACTTAATTCCCATGGTTTCTTTCCAATAGTATTAAATTGAGCTGGTACTTTTAAACCATTAATTAATGCACGCTTACATAAAAATGGAATATCAAATCTTTTAATATTATGGCCACAGAATACTGCATTTGGTAATTTGTCTTTAGCTGATGTTAAAAAATTAAAGAAAGCTTCTAATAATTCTTTTTCATCATGGCTTTTAAAGCTTTTAGATTTAATTACGGGCTGATTATCCTTATTATATCTAACATATGCGATGCTAATACATACAATCTTGCCATATTCCGCTTGTAAACCTGTTTTCTGTTCATATATCTCAGCATTTGTTAAAGGCTTATTATCATCATGTTTTGTACGAAGATATTCACAACGTTTATTCCATAATTCACCTAAACGAGGGTTTTCTTCATTAAGAGTATCAAGGTCTTTATAACCACTTGCTGTTTCTAAGTCAAATGCTATAAAATTTGCTAGTTCATTTTTAGTATACATATTATTTATTTAAGATAAAACATCATTGTCTTCTAATTCAACTTTCATTGTAGGTAAAAATTTAGGCAAAAATGTTCTAAAGTTTTTAGCACCTTCAATTTGCCAGAAGCTTCTTTCATACATCTCAGGTTGCCCTGGTTTAGGATTAAGATTCTTCATAACACCAGTCTTTTTTGTAATCATTGTTCCATTTTTACAAGATGTTGGATAATCATTCCAATTAACACCTTTTTGGAAAATCATTTCTTGCTTATCAGAGCTTGATTTACCCATACAAGCCTTGTGGCCACATAATGCATGTGCTGCCATACTTATTGAGTTACGTGTAGCATCTTTCTGTCTCCAAATAAAATAGTTCATTACTTCAATTCTATCAGATATTGTAAATACTCTACTATCAAATAATGCAATATTCTTGTGAGCCTCACGCCCTCTTCTAATATCATTAAACTTAGCTGTAACCATTGAAGCTGAAATACTTGCCATCTTTTGAATATTACCATCAAACCATGCACTTGTCCCTGGCTTCTCAAAGTCAGTTAATAAAAGTGAAATCTCATCACTCTGTGTATAACCTAAAATACAACCTTGGATATTTTCACAAAGATATTTAGTAGCTTCCGCCATATCATTGATTAAATCCATATCAAATGGTTTTTCCAATCCTCTTGTATAAGTGTGGAATGCTTTACCATCTAATCTAATAATTGTATATGTTCTACGAGGTAAAGAAAATCTCGTTCTATCTTCGTAGTTGTTTTTTATACGGTCGCCCAAATTATCTTTCATCTTCTTCTATTAACTTTTTAATTTTTCTTAAACATCTTTTCTTATCTCTCATTGCTACCATATCAGCTTCAATTTCCAATGGATTAGTATCATCATCATGTTCTTCAGAGTACTTATCATATAAGTCTTGGTCTTGCATATAATGTGTATACTCATGTATTGCAGTATGTACAAAATCAATTAAACTCGTATGATTTTTCGGATTAACTTCAATCATAACTTCAGCTGATTTAAACCAACCTTTAGGTATGCACCGATAATTTATTTTATATTTAAGTAAACCATGTGTAACATGTTTAGAATGACCGTATTCATTTACGCACCAATCTAAGATATAACCTAGGGTTTTCTTATTCATATATAGAAAATCGGTTTCAGCCATTATACGAAATCTAAATATCCTTCAATTCTCATGAAGTCTTCATAGCTTATACCCACCTGGAAGTAATTGTTTTGGAGCCATCCGTTCTTACTTTGCATATAAACTTCAAGAATATAATCATCGTCATTTATATCTGGTAATGGCTTTTTCAAAAGCTTGTTTAAATGGTCCAAATCATGTTTATGAACCCAAAAATTTATTGCCATGTTATCTAAGTTTACGTGTTCCTTTACCTAAATGTGTATTCTCCATATGATATACACTTTCGATTAATCTATTAAAATCTGAATATCTTTCATATTTGCCAAATAAATCGTATCTGTCTTTGAGAACTTTTACAATATTATTTTTTATATCTAGTGCAAATACAGATGTTGCTAAAGAATATGTTTTAGGCTCAATATTAAAATCAACCCAATCACAATCTTTAATTTCTTTATCCTTTACTGGAATTTTAAGATTTGATTTTGATACAATTATAATCATTATGTTTGCATTACATAGTTAATATTCAGAAATTATTATCGATTATATTTAAAAAGTTTTTCCTTATTAAAATAGAAGCCTTATTACCAATAGATTTGTTAATTAACTTAATTTCTTCCTTTTCTAAAGCTAATAATTCAGGGCCAAAGTCTTTATGTAAATCTTCTAATGCATCAACATTCATTAATTGCATTAAACGACCAAAGTCTTTACTTGTAACTGGACCTTCCCATTTAGAAAGAACGTTCTTTAATCTATTATCAGTTACATAAGTTAAAGCTTCTTCTAATACTTTATTACCGGCTTCAGATAAATTTGGTCTTTCTTTCTTTTCTTTATTTCCTGCAGGCTTTTCTTTTTCAGACCACTTATCATTTTTGTTCTTGATAATAACTCTAGAGCCATTATGGAAGAATACAGCTTTGTTAGGTTTAATGATATTACCTTCACAGATATTACCACCTTCAACTTCAGGTAAACCTAACCATCCAGAAATTAAAGAGTTGTATTCATTTGGATATTTCATACAATCTTCTAATTTACCTCTGAATAATATCTTAGCATGGAAAATGTCAAATGCTCTACATAACATAGATACATCATCTGCATTTAAGTATTTCCCATCTACTGTAATATCAAAAGCATAAAATTCTAAATTAGGAGAGTACCAAACTCCACTTTGTACTTTCTTAATAGAAGGGTCATCACTTTTTACACCTGGGTAATAACCACCACATAATTCACCGTAAACTGTCATATTGGTAATTTTACCAAATTTCAAATTAAAGTGTTCATATAAATTTTTAATATTATTAGCGTATTTAGCTTTAATAATATGAGAATTAAAGAAGTCCTCACCTTCACCTCCTACGAATCCAGATTTCTTACCTGTCTTTAATGTTTCACCGTCATACCAGAAAGAGAAGTTAGAACCATGTACTTTTTCAAGAACGACAAAGTCATTCTCAACATGACCTTCTGCAATCATAGTATTAATCCTATTCATGAAAGCATCCCTGTAAGAGTTTTCTATTTCATTATATTTTTTAAATTCCATTTTATTTAGTTTTTTCTTTTCTTAACCATTCATTATAATCACTTTCGGTAATTTCAATAAAATTAGTCAATACAGGACTATTAATTCCTGAAATTTTTTCTATATCTTTTATTAAACTTTCCTGGTTTAAAAAACCTTCTTTATATAAAGAAGCATATCCTATTGATTGACCAGTTGTACCAACAGGTGCATTACCTGTATAAAATACCATAAAGTATCTTCTTTTCTTTTTTAAAAATCTAAACATTAGTTAAATATTTTAGTTGACCAAATAGACATCTTTTTAATTCCTCAATTGATGGTTTTTCATTTTCAAAGTGACCATCAGTTTGTTTTACTAAGTAGATATCCTCATTTATTTCTCGTGCTATTTCAAAAATCTTGGGTCCATCTAGATTTAAGTCTATATCTCCCCACCAGATTTTGCCTTTACTCTCTGTTAAGAGATTGGCATTGAAGTGTACTTCATGATTGGGGAATTTCTCCCAATAAAAAGATTTAAGACTGGTAGTTAATACTCTACCAGTCACTAAACCTTTATTTAAAAATGTCTGTTTAATCTTATCCATTATAGTTCTGTATATAATTTTTTATTGTCGTAATCTTTAAGGTATTCTTCTACACTTCCTACTTTACCATCTTTTAAAGAGAAAAATAAACCTGTATGATTTTTACAACCTTTCTTTCCTGTAATATCAAAAACTGCCATTGCAAATCTCTTATTCTCTTCTTTAGTGATAATACGAGGCTTAAATGGTTCTAATTCATTCCAAGTTTCCTTTAATGATTCTTTTAATTTATCAAACCCATCTTTAAGCTTAAAGATTTCTTCACGTCTTTCAGGAAATGTCGCCGCAAATTCTTCAACTTCATTAGTCTTAACAATTTCCATTATAGCATGCTCAGAAGTCTTTGACTTCAAGTGATGTACTTGAACATATGTAGGGTTCTTAATCTTGATACGATTAAATTTATTATCAACTACTACATATCCCTCTTCAGAGAAAGGCATACCTTCCAATGTAGCTATTACATGACCTGTGTTCGAAGCATTTATATCAAACACTTTTACTAAAGGAACATCTAACTCAATTGCAGTCCCTGCTAGATTATCAAATGAAAGTTCTTCAAGAGTAATAACATTTCTTGCAGCCAACAAAGTAGCGTTAGATGTAGCATGGGGTGCAACCACAATATTATAAGGTGTAGTTAATTCAAAAACATGACAAAAGTTATCGTTTAAAAATTCATTTAAACGTTCGTTACGTTCATTTTTTGACATTTTATCAACACCGTGGAATTTACCAGGATATTTTCCAATAGTAGACCAGAACAAGTCTGCAAATGTAGTCCCAAATTTGTTATTCACTTCACCTGAACCATCGGCAGTACCTGTAGTACCTACGCACCATTCTTTTAAAACCCAGTCCCAGTATAATTGAATTAATGTTCCATCTAACTTTTCTAAAATCAAAGCTGAATCCCAATCTATCTTAGCGGCTTGTGTTTCGGCTGAGTTGAAAAATTTTCTAAAAGCTAAAGACATAACTTTCCAAGTACCTTTCTCAAGGATTATACCTCTTGCGTCTTGTACAGGAAGTTCAGACATGTCAGATTCAATTTGGTCGTACTTAATAAGTACTTTATGACCATAATCCTTCACAGAAAGTTTGTAAGTTTCTGCAGTCTTTTCTAGTCCAAATCTTTTTATTTCATTTATTAATGCTAGTTCCATTTTTTAATTTTTTAAATTCCTAAGTGGTCTTCAGGGAAATACAGGTCAGTGCTACCGTCCATATTTCTTGGTGTTCCTTTAATTTTAAATAAGTTCGCTAAGAACTTCCCTATTTTTCTTAGTGTTGCCATGGTTTTATGATTTTAAGTAAATATAATTATTTTTCTTAAGCCCCCAAAGCCTCGATTATATCGAGGCTTCGGATTACTTAAGGTTGTTTATCCTTCGATAAATTTCTATCCGAATCGCTCGTTCTTCTAATTGTTTGCTTTTTCTGCCATCTACAATTGTGACTTTGTTTATATCACTCGACTTAAGTCGTATATTATAACAAAATCCAAATTCGTCATCTAGGTCTTCAAGTATACCCTGACATAAATAGTCCTGGTCTTCTCTTAACATATCAGGAAGACGACATTCAACTTCTATAGTGGGTTTACTAAAAGGCCACATTTTAATAAATTATTTTATTATATACTCTCTTAAAATATTCCTTTTGCAAATTGTTCATGTTTTATTGACGCTGAACAAAATTCGTCCCAAATTAAAAGAGCTTTACAGTCTGTATTTCGATTAATTAACTCAACTTCTTCTGGTACATCATCGAAATGTAATTCAATTCCAAGCCTTTTAATAGTTTTATGTTTAAATGAACCTTCAGTCATTACAATTCTTTCATCAGGAATTCCTAACCTTTCAGCAATTGCGAAAAGGTCTCTATTACATGAATTAATTTTTGCAATATTCGGATTATGTAATCTATCATCACATCTCGCAGTTATAATCCAAACTTCATGACCACCTGCAATCATGGCTTTAGCAATTAATTGCACCCATGATTCGCCAAGTGTATTATCCATATCAAATGAAGTTTTCATTTTATTTTAATTTATTTACAGTCACTTTCTTTGATATCCAGTGACCATGTGAATTATTAACTATTTGTCTAAACTCAGGTCTAACGAATTTAGCGACACATCTTCTAAATTCACCATAATTGAATTCATCTGCAATTCTAATTACGAAGCCTTCGTGTTCTTTTTCATATTTAGAAAATGTTTCAATGATTTTATCTTTATCATAAATTCCATCATAGATAACTGGAACATGTTCTAAACCTAAAATTTTAAAGTACTCTACACTTTCATCCCAACTTAAACACTTATTGTCCATCCATAATGAGAATGGCATGAAATATGAAGGTAAATCATTATATTCAATTGAATGAACAGCATATAAATTCTCTCCACATAATCTCATATTCTCATCTAAAAGATATGAGATTCTAGACCAAAGGCCTTTGACCCAATTTCTAGTTTCATGTGACTTAGATTCTAAAGAACGTGCATGAATATAATCATTATACATTGTTGTATTTTCACCATCCATTTTAAGTGTCATTATAACTCTCTTTCCATGAAAGAATGAATCGTCACTTAATTTTCTATCGTCTTTAAGTAAATTGCTCCATGGTAAATGATAAGTTCTTGGATATTTTACATATTTTTGAAATAAATTCAAAACATTACCTTGATTTAATATCTTCTGAACTGATTCATCATAAAACAATTCACCCTTTAATCTCAATCCATTAGGCTGAATAATATTACCCCATTTATCATAATCATAGTCAGAGTAAAAATGTTCAGGTATGATTAAGTTTTCAATACCACAAAGCTCTCTGATAGTATCACAACTTAATGTTGTCTGTTCAGCTTCAATATGATGTTTTTCACATAACGTTGCTCCGTTATCTAAATAATAACCACCGTCATTGAATAATCTTCTTTCGAGAATGTGATGGGCATCTTTGCCTTGCTCTTTACAAACAACGCATTTATGCCCATCTCTCTCAAAAACACCTTCTCTGAATTCGTCCCTTGATAATAATATGTTAGTCTTCTTGTTCACGAGCTAATTCTCTTAATATTCTTGTAACGGTAGAATTAGGGTGAATGTGTGGGTTTAAGTTTCTGAATTCTTTGTAATCTAAACCAAAGTAATCAGCAGCGAATTGACCTACTGCACCACTCCTAGAAATTCCAGCGTGACAGTGTACTATTAATGTATCGCGATCCTTGATTTTGTTTAAGAATTCTAAAACAATTTTACCTTGTTCTTTGTTAAATGCTTTTGCTGTGCCCCAATTTAACTTGGTATCTTCAGTAACATCATCAAAAAACAAGATGCGCAAATTTTCCTTGTCTTCTTTAAAGAAAGGTGTTTCAGTTGTGCCGAAAGTATCATTAATAGAAATAAATGCGACTTTACTTCTATTTTCGATATTTTCTGCAGTGATTTTATTATCGCGCATTACTTTATCAAACTCGCGTTTACTTATTACTAATACTTTTTTCATTTTGTTTATTTAAGTAAATATAATAATTATTGTCGAGCCCCCAAAGTATTATATTTGCGAGGTTATATTCTGGTTTTAGTTTTATAATCAACACTCCAGCCTATTGGTAAAAACTGAGGTTTCATGGTATCTACGAAATGCTGACGCCAGATTTTAACGAATTCATCATAATCGCCAACCTTGTCAATTAAATCTTTATAAGCATCAATTCGATTAGCTTCTAAAACTTCATCAATCTCTTTCTGGATATCATAAATAAGTAATGTTAAAAACTCTTCACTTAAACAGTTTTCTAGACTTATAGCTGTATAATTATCTTTGATAAATGATAACACTGTATCTTTCATTAACTGTTCCTTATCTGAAGGAATCTGACTAGAAATTATTAATGAGTTAGCATAACCTTTTACTCTTTTTATAAGTCTGACACGTTCACTAGACATGGCATTTGCTAAATGTACTCTAGTATCACTATATGACATTGCATTATATTTCTTAGCTAATTCATTACGGAATTCATCAGCAATTCTCTCATAATGTTCATGTAAATCTTCAGTAATATAAACGACATCATGGTGGTTACGACTTTTATATTCAAGAGGTAAATGCCTTCTATATGATATTGGCACAATATGGTGTTTTGTTAATTTTGAAATATCACTTTCACCGGAAACTACACATCTTGCTTCTTGTACACTTAAACCAAATAAATCATCTTCATCGTAACCATGGCCCTTCGGCTCAAATGTTAATTGTATTTCAGCTAAACTTCCATCTGGATTTTTACTTAATATTGTTGCACCAGTTTTCTCTACATACCAACGCCCTTTCTTTTCAGAATTAACGCACATTAGTTTTCCAGAAGGGTGATATATTTTACAGTTACTATACGATTGTTTAAGTGTATGCATTTTCATAATTATGCGCTTACTATTTTAACTTTTCTTTTTATATGTTCATTATATGCATTCGTGGCAACTACCATATCTACAGTAAAATAAACTTGTTGCAATGCTGACATCATTTCAGCTACTTTTTTACTTATACCTCTACTTTGTAAATAGAATATTGCATCTTTATTAAGTGATGTAAATAAAGTTTTAGTGTTAACACCTGGTGTATTTGCAATATAAGCATCAACATGTTCTTGAATATCATTCACAATTTCATATTGATATGGTAAAAGATACTCAACTTTACTTTTAGTTCTATTTATTCTAACCTCATAAGGCTTTAAGTTTATAGCTAAACGTATCTCACTTTCTCTTAATTTTGCATCTAAATATTTTTTCTTAGCTTCTTTTGCAGGAGTAAGTATTTCATCGATTTTTTTAGTATAATCTTCGTAATCTTTAATTAAGCCTTTATATAAAGAAGTTATTTGTTTTTGATATGAAGTATACTCTTCAGCAAATCTTCTTTTACGATTTGATACTTTAGCAAAATGAACTTCGTAACCATTCTCAGTTCTTATTTTTATCCAAGAACCACTTCCAACTTGTTTACTATCATCTGGAAAATAATTTTCAACATTAAATGCTTCCATATTATAATCCCAAAACTTTTCAGCTTCTTCAGATAAATCACCATATTTAAAAGCCTCACCTAAGTAAACATCAAACATATCTTCAAATGTAAACTCACCACTTTCGATAAGTTCTAATATTTGGTCAACAGTGGTAAGTTTTTTACCAGTCGCCAACATATAAGCCCTAGCGAAAGTAGTTATATAAGTCTTTAAATACTCTAATTTTTCTTTATTTATTACTTGTTGATTCATTTGAATTAACTTCTTTTCTTGAAAGCTCTTTTATTTTTCTTACACCACAAGCTAGTCTTTGTAAGCCTAATTCACCATGACTTGTAATACATACACAAGCATCACCTCTATTACTTTCTAAATAACATTGAGGCAAATCACCAACGTCTGAATTCCATATTGGAGTTAACGTATCAATTTCACCATTTGTATATGTAACTTCTATAGTTATTTGCGTATCAACTCTACGTGTCTCAGTAACATTACATGAAAACAAAATAGTTGATAAAAATAATATTGCAATCTTTTTCATTTTATTTTAATTTTGATAAGAATTCACTTTTAATCATTGCAGATTGATAATCTTTATGTTTTCTCTTCATTCCATCAATCATATCGCCAAGTTCATCACCGAAAACACGATTAGTAAATGCGCGTCCATATGGGCCACTCATTACACTTACGATAGTTGCAAATGCATTTACTGAACTACCATCTAATTCAACATTAGTTTCTTTTTCAGTATTTTCTGAATCAGACCATTCATAATTATTTCTTTCAAGTTTTATGAACTTTCTTGTTAAATTAGTAGCAGACAAATCATAAGTACCTTCAATTAATTTTAAGAAGGCTTTACTTGCATTTTCACCCTTATTATCTTTTATTTGATTATAAAGTTTAAATAAATGGTCAGAAGTGATATCACCAGCTGAACGACCAGAATAATATTCAGGACGTAAATTAATACCTGAACGACTACACATTGTCGACATTGTTTTTTCAATTTTCCAATCGCGGTAAATATGGAATGAAGTAGGCATTGGTAATTCAGCAAATATACCACTGAATGATGCATGTTCAGAATATTCTTTACCATCCAAAATTTGAACTACTGAACAATTACGAGGTCCACTTGGATGACCGCCTTTGCGATTTCTAACTTCACTTGTATTAATTCGAGTTAAATCATTCATCATACCATTAAATGGGTAATAGAATGTGTAAACTTTCTTTTTACCAATTTCAATAATGTTATATGCTGAACGGTTGTTTTTAAGAATTTCTAAAACTCTTGAACGTTTTTGTTTCCCATATTTGCCATCACGTGGGATATTCATTTCAAATCTTAAAATATTTTTATCAGTTTCAAAACTATGAATGCGCAACGTGATATCACCGAATATATCGACTTTATTACCATCTTCAAAATCACGAAAGAAGAATGTGATTAAACCTCCCTTTTCGTATTTTTGATAAATAGTTTTACCACAGCATTCGCATTTTCTACCATGCGCATAAATACCACAAATATCGATTAAAGAACCACAATATCCGCATTTACCTTTACGCTCATATCGAGGTGCTTCAAGTGTTAAGAATTGACCACGACCAGATGATTTCTCACGAGGGCCATTCGACATTTCTATTCCTTTATATCCAGCCTTTAAAGCTGCGATTTTAATTTGTTTAAATTCTTCTGGTGATTTTGCGTAAAAGTCACCTTTAAATTCTATTGTCTTTTCCATGTTGTGATTGTTATAGTATAAATATAACTTAACTTATCGACACCCCAAAGCCTTAGATTTCTCTAAGGCTTTAGTTCCACGCAATGTAAGTCTACTTTTCTCGCAACAGTTTGTCGACTATGACATTTTCTTCCATAAGGTTTATAAACCTTCTTAAACCAATAGCTATCATTATATTGGCTGGAATCCAATGGCCGTACATTATTAATATACTAGCCATTGCTGTTGCAATTAAGGGACATGCCCAATTTTTATTTTTCATTGTAGTCTGTTATTTTTTATTTAAAGACCTTTATTGTTGTTGTTCAGGTTTCTTTTGTTCCTGTTCACCTTCTTTATCACTAGGAGCTTCAGATGCACCATCAGGTTCTTCTTTAGCTTTTTTAATCTTTTTAGCTGCAACTTCACTTGCTGCAGTTATACCTACTTGAGCTATTTCAACAATCCAAATACCTTTAGCCATGTATTTTAAAATTGTTAATATAAATCCTATACCAGGTACTGCAGTAGCAATTGCTACTCCGATTGCTGCACTACCAATTGCTTTAACTAATTCGGTAACCCCACTTTTAATTAAAGCACCTGCTGTTAATCCTAAACTTGCACCCATATAAAAATACTCAAATGGTGCTGGACCGCCAGCTACTTTATTTAACCATATTGAAATTTTATGGAAGAAGTTATTTGTTTTTTCTTTTACAATACTTTCAATGTTATGTAAATATTTGAATGGAGATAAGTGACCAACTTTATGAGCAATTTTACCTAAGAATGGAATTTCAAGTGTTTTACTATCTCCACCATGACCATGACCATCTTCATTAATAATATTTACTAACTTTTCATTTAATTCATTTACTACAGTTTCATCTGGATTTTTAGACCATTCATTGAATTGTTCAATCTCATCTATGATACTAGCATCTTCTTTAATTAATTCAGCTAATGATATTAAGAAGCTTTTTTCCATTACATCATAAAATTTATAACTCTCATGTTGTGCAGCTTTCTTTTCACTACCATCACCACCTTCAACTTCTTCATTACCTGCTTTTTGTAAAGCACCTGCAGAATCTTTTGGGAAACCAGTTGTTGCCCAATTAACTGCATGTTTACTCATAGTCCCAAATGATTTTACTTCATCGACTACGTCATTTTCATGACCTTCAGTCCAGTGTTTCCACTTACTAACTAATTCATCTTTAAATTGACCCATCGAAGAGGTCGCTGCTTTCTTAAAATAGTCCCATGCTGCTTTAAGAAATCCTTGAATTGACTTAACAATTAAGTTAACAATATCACCAAAGCCTTTAAGCTTTTCAATAAACTGATATCCTTTTTCTTTAGCTTTTTCTTTTCCTTCTTCAGCCCATTTCTTAACTGTTTCTACTTTATTATCAAACCAGTCTTTTAATTTACCCTCATTTACATCACTAATAGTTAATTGCTCTAATACTGCAGCATATAAAATATCATTTTCTAATGTACCTTCGAAAATTTGGTCTTGGTAATTATTATATAATACTGTTTCAATTAAGAAATTAGTATAACCATCTTCTTTATAGTAACCACTAGAAAGTATAGCCTCTAATATTTCCTTATGAGCATCTCTATTCATGAAGTTAATAACTTCTAAATTATTAGTATGTAATTTACTAACTTCTGTAAAGCTTGGAAACTTTTTCATTTTATCATTTGTTATTTATAAATTCTTCAAATGTTTTAAGCATTAAACTTTCATTAACTTTATAATGTTTTAATAAAGGTTTAAATACTTTTCCTAATCTCTTTTTAGCTTCGTTATAATCAACAAATCCAGCCCAATCAACTTCTTCTAACTGTAATTGAGATTTAGGAACGACTTCTTTTTCTAATCCAATGTCAGATAAATTCTGAACATTACATATGAAATAGTATGCCGTTTTATATATCTTTGTTTCTTTCTTTTTAAAATTGTAGTTTAATTCATATTGTGTCTTATCTAGCATACCAGGTGTTACTTTAATACCTACTTCCTCGTATGCTTCTCTTATAGCAGTTTGTAAAGGTGTTTCACCTTTGTCAATTCTACCCTTAGGAAACCCAAAAGACCCCAACCACTTACTGTTAGTATGATGTACAAGTAAAAGTTTATTATTATAAATAAAAACTATACCAGCCGAAGATTCTTTTTTTTCTTTCATATATTTTTATTATAAGACCACAAATAACCCATATATGGTTTATTTGATTTTTTTTTGCATCTTCTATCAATAGCTAATCTATCAATATTAAGTTCCTTAGATGCTATATTTGAATTATCCCATTTTTTAATTAAAATACCTTCTAAATTATATTGATAAATATTAGTACCTTTACCATATCTATGACCTTGTTTACCAAACCACGGATTATTAGAACCTGATTTACTTAAACTCATTTTTATTCTACTTTCTTTACTAACAATTCTTTTAGGTCTATTAGGATTATCTAAATAATATTTTTTCATTGCATCAATATGTGATTGCGGTCGCTTCTTACCTTTAAATGCTTTTCTAATTTTATCTTTAGATTCTTCACTATGATTTTTATTACTCATACCCGGATTATATTTAATTATATGATTAAATCTGCCGCCTGGTAAAGTATTATAACCTATTTCTTTATTATTACTTTTTAATAAAGAAATCCAATACATTTCCCTTTCATTTAATAAATCTAAATTTGTTATATTATCTTCTATTGTTTCAAATTTAAAGTTAGAAAATCCATATTTTTTAATAGCTCTACAAATTTTCATTTTAGGATTATCCTTACTTGATTGATGTAAATGTCTATTAATTCTCTGTTTTAATGTTAAGCTACTTTGTCCTATATAAATTTTATTATTAATAGTATTAGTTATTTTATAAATAATCATATAAAATGTTTTATTTATATATCACAGTTAGATGCGCGGGATCCATTTATCTATAATGTGTTTAGTCTCAACTGTAACATCATCATATTCATGTTCTAATTGTTTTGCATATTCTAAGTTATCAAGATTATCATCAAAGAATCTGAAATCTCTAAAGCCCATATCAATTAAATCTTTAAATGCCTGTTTCTTTCTTTCAGCATTACTACCCTTATATTTAGTTTTAGGGTCATTAACTGCAAATACAAAATCTGGATTTATTTTAACATCATGCTTTTTAAGAAAATCAATAATAAGTTGTTTATCTTGTCTAGCTGTAATTATACCTACAGCTTTTTCTTTATTCATTGTTTTCTTAAGTATATTTAATACCCATTTAATTGGTTTACCTTGTAATAATAAATTAGGGTCATCAAATTCACTATAATCAACATGGTGATGTGATTGCCTTTCATATTTATTAAACTCAGCAGGTGTTAAAGAATATTCAGTATCATCTTGCATATCATATACTTTAATCTTTGCTGCAGTCACAACTAATGTATCATCTATATCAAATATAGATATATGATCGCCTGACCATTTTTCATTTAAAAATTCCTTATATCCTTTTACTTTAAAAGCACCCATTAATTATTGTATTACATGATTTTCCCAAAACCCATCTGGATAACTTGGATTAACATAACAAGTATATTCAGTATAATCTTTCTTTTGTTCTCTTTTCCAATGATTCCAAAAAGAATCTTCGTCCATAAATGGTTTAAGACCAGTTGTTTTAATAATATCTAAAACTCTTTTAAGAATTTCACATGTTACGTCTTGATCTTCTTGACCATTTACATATGCAGATGATTCTTTATCTAAACTAAATCTACATGCAATCCATGGAACTCTTTGTATTTTATTACTTCTATCAGGATCACCATATGATAATAAGTCAGGATAGAAAACCATACCTATTTTATTCTTCCAATCCGGATTCTGTGAATTAGGATTAACTTCCCAATCTATTTCCATCTCAATATATCCTAAATCAACTTGTTTACATTTAGGATTTTGACAAAGTTTATCTACTAAACTTGTAATCTCTGTATCAAGTTCAGGTGCAATATTAACTTTACTTTCTGATATAAATTCTTTAAAGCTTTTTAGTTTCATAATTATTTCGATTCATCTTTAAATCTACCATCATCCTTAGATACAGTTTTCTTTATAAGTTTCTTAGCGTATTCATCTAAAACTTTTGAAGTCTTTTCATCTACAGGTCTACCATAAAAATCCTCAAATAATACTTTATAGATTTCAATAGTAGAATCAAAAGGAACACCCGGCTGAGAGTTTGATTCTATAATAAAAATATTATCATCTTGGTCTCTCATAATATCAAAACAAATATAAGGAAGATCTTTTAATTTATCACAATATTTTTTAAGAACGTTTAACATATCTTCAGGGATATCGTCTACATTTCTTTTAATATATTGGAACATTGTTTTTTCTTCAGCTTTACCTTTCCCATTTTTAGCCTTATCATTCATTGGAACTCTTTCCATCCAAAAGATAGGTTTACCTTTATAATTAATAAATCTATGTTCTTCTTTCTTATCTACGAATTCAGAATATAAATCAAATTTATTTTCATCTGATTCTTTTAATTCATCAGCATTTTGAAAAACTTGAATACCTAATCCTGAATGACCTGCTGTAGGTTTTGCAATGACAGGGAAGTTTAAATTCATTGCTTCTTTTTGAGTGAATACTGTTTTAGGTAAATTTTCATCTTCACCTATAAATTCATGAAAGTCTTTTTTAGAACCTGATAATTTAACATATTTTGGATTGTTAATAATATTACTCTTTTTAATTTTACCTGCATCAAGTAATCTATTAATAATATCAGTTGAATATGTTAAAATTGGAAGACTATCATCAACTTTAATTTTATCGATATTTTCTTCAGTAATTTGAATAAAATAATTATCTGCTGCGAATCCTTTATAAGTCCACCATCTATGGCCACTAGAACGTCTTACTGCTAAATAAATTTTAAATAAATCAGTATCTTCATTTTCATTCATTTTCTTTTCTAAAAGAAAAGCACCGTACGATTTATTATATTTTAAGTTAATTGGCTTCATTTATTAAATTTTATTTATATAAGCTGCTAGTTTACGCCTAGTTACAGGTATTATACCTTCTTTAATAGGATATGTTTTGTAAATCTCTGCTGCTAAAACAGCTGGATTTGAATAATTAGTATATTTCTTTAATAAGCCCTGTTTAATGTTCTCGTATGTGTTCATTAGACTTATTCTTTGTATATCTATTTCATCTAGAATTATATAATTTTGGTTTTCGAGATATACTTTACCTATTTCATATTTATAAATTCGAGCATCATCTAGCATATTAATTATTAAAAATCCATGATCTCTGTAGTTAGGAACAATTCCTATAAACTTCATGTGAATATTATTATCAATCTCTTGATAAATTTTCTTACCTTTATTATAATATTCTTGGAATTTAGCTTCAGCAAAAAAGACAGTCTTATTTACGTTCATGAAATCAACTGTATCATCGGGCATATCATATAAGATAGTCATTTTATCAAAGTCTACTTTTCTTATTGATTTAGTCCTATTAACTATAAGTTCTCTTGTAGTTCTAAATGATTCTAAATTTTTAAGATGAAATTCAATATCACTAAATACAGGATATAACATATTCATCTCAAACATTTTATCAACATCTTGTAGATAATCTAAAAGAATATATGATTTGTATTCAAAATCAATTGGACCCGGTGAAAAAAACCAATCAGGATTTAATTGCTTATACATATTCCCATTTATAATTTCCAGCATATGATCTTTTACCTCTACAGACAGCTGAAATATGCTGCTGTATTATATTTAATTCATTTGCAGCTAATGCTAAAGAGTTCCATCTTTTAATAAATTTACCATCTTTATTATACTGATTACATTCTCTATTATTTGCATTATTTTTACTAATTAAATTTTTATGAGATTCAGTAAGTTTTTTACCCGTATGTGATTTACTTATTTTATCTCTAGTTTCTTTACTAATTTTATATGTGCTTTTAGATTTAGCTATTTTTTGTGATTTACTCATTTTAATTCTTGTTTCAATACTATGTTTAATTCCAATATGAGCTTTACTTATATTAATTCTACCTTCTTCAGATACTTTTATACCTAAATTATTTTCTGCAATTCGACGTTTATTATAACCTAATTCATAAAATAAATTATTGTCTTGGTTTGCATATAATATATTATCTAAATAATATTGCTCTCTTTCAATTAGAATCTTTTTAATTATATTAATATCATAATTATCTTTTATTTTTATGAATTCTAATATAGAATAATTAAATGAATTGATACCATCTTTATGATATGCATTTTGTAAATGATTATTATGATGAGTTCCTTTATTTAAAGTAGATTTATGATTAGCCCACCTATCTTTATAATCAATAGCCGAACCAATATAGATTTTACCATCTATAGCATTTTCTATTTTATAGATTGCTGGATTTTTAATTCTTTTCATGATTTATATATCATGAACTTACGTTAAACCACTATTTCAAATTAGACTTAATGTCTTTTATTTGTTGTAATAATTCATCCACTGCACATTTATAATTATATAAATCATCTTCACTCATTACCCCCTTCTTCACATCTCTCTTAGCATCCTTCAATTCTTTCTTAGCATCTTTAAGTGCTTCCTCAAGTATTTTTAATTCTATTAATAAATCATTAGTTGAAGGTTCCCTATAAATATTTTCATATTCATCTTTAGGCATAAACATTTCTTCAATTTCATCTGATATTTTACTTCGTACATTTAAGTCAATACCATCGAATATTAATTTAAAATATTCTATTCTTTTAATTATAGAGCCCATAAAACAATATGCTTATTTATAGTATTTATTTACGAAATTATGGAAAAGTTTAAACATAAAAAAGCCTGAGTCAATAACTCAGGCTTTTGGCATTTATATATTAGAGATTAGCTTACTTTTGCTTTTTATCAGAGATTTCAGCTTTGGCTTCATTTTCACCTAATGCAGCTGCTTTGGTTTTTTCACCTGCACCTTGTAACATTGATGGCAATTCTTTACCAGCCATTTTGTATACTTCATCGAAACCAGGTACGATGTTTAACATGCTTCTTAAGAAGTCAGAAGTTGAACTTCCTGTTCCAGCTCCGTTTCCAGAACCTTGGTCCCAAACAGTGATTTTATCAATCTTAACATTTTTAATAGCATCAACTTGAATTGAGTATAATGTTTCGATTTTATCAGCAAGCATTAATTGGATAGCTTTATCAGGATCACCTCCTGCAGCTTGTACTAACTTCTGAATACCTTCGGCTTGTTTTGCAAGACGCTCATAGTTACCTTTAGCTTCTGCTTCCATTTCGGCAAATTTAGCATCAGCTTTACCTTTTGCAATTCTTCTTTCTTTTTCAGCTTCAGCTTCTGCAGATAACTCAATACGATTTTTTTCAATTTCAGCTTTAACGATTACGTCAGCGAATTGTGATGCTTTATCTTTATCAGCACGTGCTTTTTCGGCTTCTTCTTGTGCTTTATATGATTCTTTTAAAGCTTCAGCTTCTTTTACTTTCTGAGCTGTTACTGCTTTACGATTAGCTTCTGCTTCTTTTACTTGACGTTCTGCAGCTGATTCAGCAATTTGAATTTGTGAACTATTTTCACCTTTAATTGCGGTTGCATTAAGTTCTGCTTTTCTTTGACGTGAATTAGATTCTGCTTCTGCTTTAGAGATTTCAGCATTTGCTGTTGCTAATGCTTTCGCACCTTCTAATTTAGCATTTGCTTCGGCTTTAGCTGCTTCAGCTTTAGCATTTGCTTCGGCTTGTGCAACATATGCTTTTGCGTTTGCTTCAGCTTCACCGGCTAATGCTGCTGCGTCGTTTTCAGCTAACTTAATACGTTTTTCTTGTATTGCGTTTGCTTCACCAATTTCGGCTTTAGTAGTAAGTTCAGCTACTCTTGTACGTTTATCTTGATTAGCGTTTGCTTCACCAATAGCACCATCACGATTCTTTTCAGATACTGATACTTTCGCATCGTTAATAGCTTTCGCTGCAGCTTCTTTACCTAAAGCTTCGATATAACCAGATTCATCTTGAATATCGACGATGTTCGCGTTAATTAATTTTAAACCAATCTTTTGTAATTCACCTTCAACACATTCTTGAATTTTAGATAAGAATTGGTCACGGTCAGTATTGATTTCCTCGATACCCATTGTGGCAATTACTAAACGCATTTGACCTAAGATAATATCTTTTGCTAATTGGCCAATCTCTGTTCTATCTAAACCTAATAAACGTTCTGCTGCATTGTTTACATAACTTGCTTCAGTATTAATAGCTACTGTATAAGTCGATGGAACATTTAAACGAATGTTTTGTTTCGATAATGCATTCTGTAAGTTCACATCTAACGCCATTGGTTTTAAATCCATGAAAGCGAAATCTTGAATTACTGGCCAAATAAATGATGCACCACCGTGAATACATTTTGCTGTCGATTGACCATTTGCATTTTTACCTACTTTACCATACACGACTAACACCTTGTCAGATGGGCAACGCTTGTACCTAGAAACTAAGGCTGCAATTGTTGCGAATACCGCTACTGCGATAATTGAAATTGTAACTATTGTTGATACCATTTTTCTTTTTTGTTTTTAATTGTTATTGATTCTTATTTATTTAATTCGTCTATAAATGCAAGGTCACCTTGTAAATCTACTATTTTTACTTGTTCACCTGTTTTAAAATTTCTATTCATTGATACAGCATTTACTTCTCGTAATGCTCCACCATATGTTACATTAATCTTACCCATTCCTTTTCCTCTTTCAGGTACAGTAAGATAAACTAATGCTGGTTTATTTAAAATTTCACTAATTTGAGGAGTATTGTCTTGTTGTAATTTGTGCATAAAGAAAAACAACGATGTGAGTAATATTACTACAGCAGTGGCTAATACTAAAGAATAAATTGCTGTCCATGTAAATGATACGTTGTTATTTAAAAATGATATTGCACTCCATGAAAAGATTGATAGGAATATAATTAAATTTCGAAAAGTCCAAATTTGAAATGCGTCTGATGCATCAACAACATCAGTATCTAAATCTGTATCAACGCCATCAGTACCATCTAGGCCTAAAAACGTCATAAACATCATGAAAGCGAAAACGATTGTAGATGGTATTGCGATGTACCATAAGATTCGCTGTGGTGTAGGCATTGCCTCAAAGAATTGTGTAATATCCATTGTCTTTATCTTATTTTTAATTTATATGATAAAACTAACAAATAGTTATGTACACCCAAAGAATTAATAATTTCCAGGTGAACCAGCACTTACACGACGTTTTAATATCTCTTCTGGTGTATAAATAGTCTTATCATTTAATATTTCTTTATATACATCTCGAAAATTAAGAGCAGGATTATCCATACATTTGATTGTCGCTAAATCAGCAGAATAAATATCTTCGCGAATTTCTTTTCTAATATTCGCATCATTAGGTGTAATATTCCTTAAAGCTAAATCCATTGCTCTTAAACAATCAGAAGTTGTTTCAGTAGCTTCAACAATAGCATTTTTTACTAATTGTAAATCTCTATTATAACCTGAAGGTAAACCCTTATTTATTAAATGTAATCTTGCTTCTAAACTTATTACCTCTGCAGCTTTAGCTCTTATTAATTCAAATACATCTAAATTCTTTTTCTGTGGCATCATACTACTACCTTGTGATAAATCATCACTTACATCAAAGAATGAAAATTCTCTAGTTGTATAAAGTATCATATCAGTTGCAAGTTTTTGTAATGTTTCCATTACATGTCCTAGACCCTGAACATAAAGAAGTTCAAACTTACCTCTACTATTTTGGCAGTAGAGGCTATTATTCTGAACACCTCTAAATCCCATTTTCTTTGCACTTAATTTTCTATTAAGTTTAACAGGAGAGCCAAATCCAGCGCCTGAGCCTAGTGGACTTTTATCGATTAAGAATTTAATATTTTCTAATAAATCCCAATCATCTGAAACTTGTTCACAGAAGGCATTGTAATAATGTCCTAGTGTTGTAATCATAGCCTGTTGAGTATGAGAATAACCTATAAACAATTGGTCCTTATATCTTTTTGAAAGATTATCTAATGTTTCGATTAAATTACAATCTAAATCCATGACTTGACCTAACTTCGTAGTCATGTATAATCTAATCATTGTTAAAGATTGGTCGTTTCTGCTACGACCTGTATGAATTTTTTTACCTAAATCTCCAGCAAGTTTAGTTAAATACTTTTCTATAGCAGTATGACAATCTTCATCTTCTTTGGTTACTTCAATTAAACCTGGTGTAATCATTGCCATATCTAGTAAATTGTTTATTTTAAATAAATCTTCTTTACTATAAATACCAGCTTCTTGTAAAGTTAAGGCATGGGCTTTACTAGCAACTAAATCAAAATAAAGAAAGTTATCCCTATCTATAATATAATCATTACCAGTTGTAAATGAATTAAAGAACTTTGCAGTATTGCTCATTTCTTTATTATCTTTAGCCCAAATTTTACTCATTATATAATTTCGTTAACAGGTTTCTTTAAATTGTATGCAGTTCTTGCTGAATATCCAAAATGTTCAATAAAACCAGGTGAAGCATTCTGATTAAAGCTATTTTCTTTCATGAATGATGATGCTTCACTGTTTAAACAATATCTTGAATCAATTGCAACTACTTCAGCTCTACCTTTAAATAATTTAACGGTAACTTTACCAGATACTTTTGAATTCATTTGTCTAGCAAAAGCTCTTAGTGAATTAACAAGTGGGTGGAAATAGCGACCTTCATAAACTAATTGTGACCATTGTCTATCAACTAATTCTTTGAATTGAATTTCTTCTCTTGTCGAAACAGCTTTCTCTAAACCTTTATGTGCTTTAATTAATATCTCAGCACCTGGTTCTTCATAAATACCTCTTACTTTTAAACCAAGAACTCTATCTTCAACTAAATGTGTAATACCAATTCCATGTTTTTTACCAATTTCATTGGCACTAGTAATCATATCTTTGATAGATTCATTTGAGTCTTGCGTTTTACCGCCATAATTAATACTAATTAATTCACCCATACGATAAACTAATGTAACGTAATCTGGTACATCAGGAGTATTATCTTCAGGTAATTCTGTAAATTTTAAAATTCTATCTAATGGTGGTATCTTTTTAAAGTCTTCAATTTCTCCACCTTCTGCACTACAGCCCCAAAGATTTTCGTCATAACTATAAATCTTTTCTAATGAAGCTGTAACTGGAATGTTATGTTCTTTAGCGTATGCAATTTCTTCTTCTCTTCCCATTGCCCATTCACGAACAGGAGCTAAAATTTTAAGTTTTGGATTTAATGTTGTAATATAATTATCAAAACGAATCTGGTCATTACCTTTCCCGGTTGCACCGTGGCAAATATATTTACAATTCCATTTATTAGCATATTCAACTGCAATTTGAGAAATCATAATACGACCTAATGGACAAAATAAATGATATCCATCTTCATAATCAGCATTAAATGTAATAGCCTCTTGACAAACATCTTTAGCGTATCTTTCAGTAGCATCTACTACTTCACAAACTTTAGCACCTATTTTTATAGCCTTATCAATAATTGGTTCAAAATTTTCACGTTGACCAATATTAACACATAGTGCATAAACGTTAACTTTATATACATCTTGAATCCATTTTAACATTACAGAAGTATCTAAACCTCCACTGTATAATAGTAAAACATTTTCATTTTCAGAAGGTACACCTTCGTATGTCGCAATTCTTTTATAATTACTTTTAAATTCCATATTAGTAGTTTAAATTATTATATTGTTAAATATGTAAAAGTTTCATTATAGGGTTTAATGTGAAGCCATACGCAATATATAATATATTATGGGATTAGTATATAAAGTAACAAATATTATTACATCAGATGTTTATATTGGTAGAACTAAACACTCATTAGATTATAGAAAATCTAGACATTTACGTAAAGCTTTAGTCAAAAAGATTAAAAATAAATTTTATAATGCCATTAGAAAGTATGGTCAGGATAATTTTAAATGGGATATTATATTAGATAATTTGACGTGGGATGAATCTAAAAGAATAGAAACTATAGAAATAATCAAATATAATTCATTTCATAATGGATATAATAGTACAATAGGTGGAGAGTGTGGTCCTAAACCTTCAATTGCTGAAGATAAAGAAATAGAAATTTTAAAATTAGCTAATGAAGGAATTCATATAAATGAAATAGGGAGAATTTTAAAAATCAAAAAACATAATATAAGAAGATATTGCAATAAGAATAATATTCCCCATGTGAAAATATCTGGTTCAATAGAAGTATTATCTAATGAAAATAAAAATGAAATTAGGAAACTTCATAAAAAAGGATATCATGTTGCTAAAATATATAAATCATTAAATTTACCTAGAGGTCCAGTTAATAGATTTATTAAATCTGAATTGAATAAATCAATCTAATTTATTTTCCCAATGATCGTATATTAATTTAAAATTAAGTTCGTTTTTATTAAAATCATCACTAGCATTAAGTATTTGTACACCATGAAAAATTTTACCTGGTAAAAAGTCAAATTCAACTGAATTAGATTTTTTAGGATTTTCATTCTGTTCTTTAATAAGTTTAGCCCACGTTGCTAAATGATTATATACATTATTTTCCATAGTATTTAGTTTAGAACTTATATGTGAAAATAAGATATTGTTTAATGGATTAATCCAGTATCTTCGATTTGATTATTAATAAGCTTTAAAGCTTGAGAACATCTTTCGTAATTCTCAGTTTCTTCATATGTTGCGATACATTCTTTAAGAATAATATCTATATTATCGCGAGTAACACTAATCCTAGCTATTCTGCCACCTATATTAAATTTAAACACAGGAATTTGTAGCAGATTTTCTTTCATCATTACTACAATAGCATCGTAAATTTCGTTAGTTATTTCTTCTTTGTAATTCTTATAGAATGTTTGAATATCGTCCTTTGAGTAAAGGTCATATACTTTTAAAGACTGATAGTCCATAAAATCTTCAACATATTCCCATTCCATTTTTAACATGCTAATAATCATAATATTTTAATAAACGTGTTATAGATTATATATGCACTAATTTAGTTTTGTTTATGAATAAAAAAGCCGGATAAACCGGCTTTAAATTATTTAGAAAGTAATAGATCGTTTTCTTTTAAGTAATTTATTACATCGTCTTGTATACTTTCATGGACCATTTGATGCCATTCAGTATTTCCAGTTTTAATAGACTCTCTGATTTTTGTTGCAGAGATAAATCTAATATTCTCAGGTGGTGTAAATTCATTTACTTCATATCCAACACCTCTACCATAATTTACACTTTCGATATCAGGTATAATCATTACCTTTACATCATGACCTTTTGCACTATGATATTTTTCAATCATCTGTACAGTTTGTTCAGTTGTGAATGGATTTTTTTCATCTGCAGGTAAATCTCTTACCATAATTAAAGCAGGGATTCCATCATTAATCTTTTGTTCAATTAAAGAGATATGACCATAATGATATGGTTGAAATCTTCCTACAAAGATAGCATATTGCTTCTTATCTTCTACTTTGGCTAATTTTTGGCCACCGTGATTTGTTTTACTCCAATTATTCATATTAATCTTTTGCTACTGGTTTTAATTTTTTTAAATTCATTATTAATAATTCAACTACATTAATAGCTGAACCTACAGGATTCTGAGGCTTTTCTTTATACATATTATTCAAATACTCTAATGTTTTTTCAGCATGTAAAATACTAGAATTAATATCATTTAATTGTTGAGTATCACTTAAAACTTCGTTTAAATGTTCTGATGTGCTTGGTGTTTTTGCCATAATTAGTGACTTAATGTTTTAGAATTATTAACAGCATCTTGCTTTAGTCCTAAAGGTAAAATATTATTATCGTATAAATAATGAAGAACTGTATATGCGCTTAAGTCTGGACTATACTGGGAAGTTTTTAATGTTATTTCTGGATTTATAGGAGCTTCATAAGGACTATCAATTCCAGTAAAGTTTTTGATTTGACCAGCTCTTGCTTTTTTGTAAAGACCTTTAGGGTCACGCGCCTCACATGTTTCTAAATCTGCTTCAACATAAACTTCAATAAAATTGAAATCTTTTGAAAGAATATCACGTGCAATTTGTCTATCTTCAATAAAAGGTGAAATGAATGCTGTTAATACAATTGTACCAGAATCAGCAAATAATTTAGCTACTTCACTAATACGGCGAATGTTTTCTTTACGGTCATCGTCACTGAAACCTAAATTCTTGTTTAAACCTGAGCGAATATTATCGCCGTCTAAGATATAAGTGTGATAGCCACCTTTATGTAGATAAGTATCTAAAATATTAGCTATTGTGGATTTTCCACTTCCGCTGTACCCAGTGAACCAAATTATACACGGTTTATGACCATTTAATTTTTCTCGCATCTCGCGGGTAACACTTAAATTATGAAAATGTATATTGCTTTCTGAATCGTTTTTCATATATGTCTGTAAATTTAATTATATTCTTTTTATGTAAAAATAGGATATTTGTTTCAGTTAATAATATCGGCGATATCATTTTATATTTTAAACCTTTAGCTTTACAAAACTTTTCAGCTGCTTTGCGTTTAGCTTTATTAGTTGGGCTACTTTTAAGTTTTTCAGGTTTTATTTCGACCATATATTTCCCATTGATAACATAGTCTGAAAAATATGTACCAATTTCACCTGTAGGTTTTCTATATTCAATTGCCCATTTAGCTTGTTCACCTGATTCAAATGGCATTTTAAATCTTTCTATATAATTAATCAAGAAAGATAGCTCGTGTAAACTTCTAAAGAACGTTCCTTTGTACCAACCTTTCCAACCGTTACCACTTCCTTGGGGCGAAGGTTTACCGAACATTGGGTTGTTTTTACCTTCAGTTGCTTTACTAATTTTAAACTTAAATTTTTTTAACTTTTTATCTGCAACTTCTTTTCCATATTTTTCAACCCAAATATCATAGAAAGATTTACCAAACATTGGATTGTTTTCACCGGATAAAGCTTTACTAATTTTAGATTTAGATTTACTATTATGAACTTTTTTACCTATTCTTTCTATTCTTAGCCTGTTTTTAAATTCTTCTGTATGTGTTTTATTTAAAAATCCATTAGGCTTTAAACCATTTGAAACATCATTTCTATACCCAGAAAGATTATTTCTTATACTACATTGTTTACAGCTTCTGTTTGATTCAATTGCTCTATTATAAGCTTTCTTACTTTTAAATTTAGTTTCACGTGGACAAGTTGGGCACTTTCTTATGTACATATAATCAAATTATTTTAATTATATATTGATTCATTGCCGGAAATACCTATAAACCAGAATATTATTTTTCATAAATATCAAATGATATTCTCTTATCATTTATTATTGTACCTTCATTATTAACTTCACCTAAACCCCTACTTGAAATATAAACATTTTGATTATTGGTAAATAATTTATCCCATAATTTTTTATTAATTATTTCGATAATTTTACCTTCTGAATCAGCATAGCCAATTATAGTATCTTTAAATTTTATAGGAATGTTATTTTCCATCTTCTTTTATTTTAACATTTAATAATTTTTCGATATCTTCTTTGCTACCATGAACAACATCTGAATATCTCTTATTTGTATTTTTATCTTTCGTTGATAATAAAGCTCTATATACTATAGGGTGTACACCTTCCATAGATTTAGTAACTTTAACTCTTTTACGAACATCTTTATCTTCAAATTCTAAAAATTCAATTTGTTCATGTGCACCAACTTCTATACTTGGTTCCCAACTAATTTCAGCATGAATTTTTCTTGGCTTTTGTAAACCAAATGGAATATAAAACCAAATTCTTTCATGAATATAATAAGTGAAAATCTTTATAAAAAAATCTGCGCTGCCTATAGCAAATGCTGTTTTGGTACTACCTGTTACAAAGCTAGCTATTGTAATTGTAATACACGTTGAATAAAATCGATAACTAATTGATTTAATCACATGTCGTAATTTATCGATTGTTGGAATTAACTCTCTTACTTTTTTAAATATGCTCATGTTTTAATTTTAAACGGACTCTTTCTAAATCCTCTGGTGTATCAATTGAAATAGTTTGATTTGACGTGAAAACTCCTGCTATGCTCATTCCGTTATCAAGCCATCTAAGTTGTTCTAAACTTTCAGCTATCTCATTTGTAGTTCTATCCTTAAGTTCAGAAATGTTTTCAAGAATCTTAGATGGAAAAGCATATATGCCAATATGTTTTTTGAAACGATTAACTTCATTTAACTCGAAGTTGTAAAAGCTACTTCGAGTAAACATTATAATTTCTGAAGTATTTTCTTTCTGATAAGCTTTAACGCAACTTCTTTGTGTATATTCGTGAGGTTGTATTAGAGTAACTAATGTTCCAATTGTATTTGGATAAACTGATTGCCAATTTTTCATCGAATTAATAAGTTCATTAATATCTTTTGGAGTAATCATCGGTTCATCACCTTGTATATTAACGATAATATCGAAATCATCGTAACCTTCCATTTTAGTTACTTCAATTATTCTTTCAGTCCCTGAAACGTGATTTGGGCTAGTCATAACTACTCTAATATCTACAGTACTACAGTAATCAAAAATTTTAATATCTTCTGTTGCAACTACAACTTCATCTAAATCAGATTGTATTGCAGCATCATAAACCCATTCAATCATTGTTTTACCATTAATTTTAGCTAATGGTTTAGCTGGCAATCTAGTCGAAGCGTATCTTGCTGGTATAACTCCTAATGTTCTCATTAAAATAAATTGTTTGTTTTTCGTGGTAAAAATTCAGGTCTAACTTTTCTTAAAGTTGCATTTAATCTCAGGTCACTTATTTGACTTGATGCATGAATTATCTTTGTATCAATTTCAATTATATCACCATCATTCAGTTCGTATAATTTAACTAAGCCATTATAATCAGTTTCAGTATATGTAGAAATTCCAATATTTAACATAACAGCTTTTGCTAAAAAGCATCCGTGGTCTCTATGGTTTGAAATTGAAGTATCAGAATCTGGTTTTTCACCTTTACAAATTAAAATTGAATCAGATTCTGGATAATAATCGTTTTTAATTCTATTGAAAACGTAAGGTATTGTTTCAATGAATTTTAATTCATGTCTACCATCTTTAATAGACTGGAGATTAGATGAATAACCGAACCATTTTTCTAATCTCTTAGGTGCATATGATGAGTGTACTAACTTATCATATTGTAATTGTTTCATGTATTCAACAAGTATTGAATATTCATGAGTACCTTTAATGTTTTCTAAAACTTTGGCCATATTATTTTAAGGCTTGTTTAACCTTAATACATTTCTCTAAAATACCTTCTAATTTATCAATCTGTAATATGTTAGTTGAATCACTTCCAGATTTCCAAGGTTCAGGATGTACTTCTAAGAATAATCCTGTTGCGCCAGCTGCAATAGAACTTAAAGCAATAGTTTCTATCATTTCAGGGTCTCCACCTGTCTGGCCGTTCTGATTTGGTCTTTGGACTGAATGTGTACAATCCATTATAACATTATCATTAAACTTTCTCATTTTAGGCATTGAAGTCATATCAACTACAAGATATTCATATCCAAATGTAGTTCCACGTTCTGTAAGCCAAACGTTTTTATTACCTGTTGAATATACTTTCTCTTGAGCATGAATCATTGACTCTGGTGCCATAAATTGACCTTTCTTAATGTTAACTATCTTACCAGTTTTACCTGCTGCTATAAGCAGCTCAGTCTGTCTACAAAGAAATGCTGGTATCTGTAATACGTCTACGTATTTTGCAGCTTTTTCACAATCATGTGTTTCATGAACATCTGTAACGACAGGTATACCTAATACAGTTTTAATTTTATGTAAAACTTGTAAAGCTCGTTCTTCTGTCATTCCAGAAGATACACTAGAAAGCTTAGTTCGATTTGCTTTTTTATAAGAACCTTTAAAGTAATATTCTATTCCTAGTCTATCAGCAATATATTTACATTCTGCAGCAATTCTTAAAGCTACTTCTTCGTCTTCAATTAAACAGGGTCCTGCTATTAATTTAAAATGTTTTTCCATATTATTTGTTTTTTAGCTGTTCAGAAATATATCCAGAATGATGTAATAATTGGTATTGTTCTTTAGTAAAATTAATTTTATCCATTAATTCGACAACTAAAATATCTCCAATAATTGTCATAAGTGTTGTTGATGTAGTTGGGACTAATTGAAATTTATCTATTTCTTTAGCACCGCCTGTATATAAATTTACAGTTGATTTATTAGCTAATTCACTTTCTTTATTTCCAGTAATTGAAATAACTTTGATGTCTGGAAAAATGTTTTTTGCTAATTGTATAAATTCTAAAACTTCTCTTGTTTTACCTGAATTAGAAGCAAGTAATAAAATATCATTTCTTCCTAATATACCTAAATCACCATGTTGTGCCTCGGTAGGATGAATGAATACTGCTCTCGTCCCTGTCGAAGATAATGTCATGGCAATATTATGTGCAATATGGCCAGCTTTTCCAATGCCTGCTGCTACTATTTTACCTCTTCCTAAATGTACATGATTGTATATTAATTCAACTGCATCTTCAAATGTATCATTTATAGGAATATTTTTGATAGCATCTAATTCTTGTTGTATTAGATTTTTTATTCTATCCCTCATGTTGTTCTCTATCATTTGTTAAACGTTTTCTTTTATAAATTGTTTTACCACCGTCAGGTGATTCATAAATCCACTTTTGATTTTTAAGCTCGTTTGCTGGCAATAAAGTCTTAGTAGTAATCATATACATACCATTCTTTGATAATTTTAAAAATGTTGCATAAATATATGAAAAGTCATCTGACTCTAATTCCTTAAACATAGGCGTATATACGCCTTCATCTATACCTACTGACCATATTTCAAATTTCATTATCTATAAGATTTTTTACCTTGTAATACATCTAACCAATGGTCACACATTTCATGCATTAAAGCTTCAAATGTATATTCTGGTTTCCAACCTAAAATTGTCCTTGCTTTAGTAGAATCACCTTTAAGATAAGGTAATTCTTCAGGTCTTAAATATTTAGGATTTTGAACTACATAATCTTGATAATTTAAACCCAAATAACTAAATACAACTTCACACATTTCCCTAACAGAATGTGTTTCCATTGTCGAAAGAATAAAATCATCAGCAACGTCATGATTTAAAATCATATGCATCCCTTTAACATAATCTTTAGAGTGACCCCAATCCCTATAAGAATCCATGTTACCTAATTCTAACTTATTATCTAAACCCAACTTAATCATACACGCACCCTTAACTACTTTATTAGTTACAAAGTTAGAACCTCTACGAGGACTTTCATGATTAAATAAAATACCATTACTAGCATGTATATTATAAGCTCTTCTATAATGTCTTACTACGTTATACCCAAATACTTTACTACATCCATAAGGAGATACAGGATTCATTATAGTACTTTCTCTTTGGAAATTATCTTCTTCTACTGATAATCCAAACATTTCAGATGAACTTGCTTGATAAAATCTAGCATCTGGTACAATTCTTTTATATGCTTCTAGCATATTAATTACACCTACTGAATTAGTTTGTACTGTAAATTGAGGTACATCAAAACTAATTCTTACATGAGACTGAGCTGCAAGATTATAAATTTCGTCTGGCTTAATTTCTGTTAATAATCTTTCGATTGAAGTTTGGTCTAATAAATCACCATAATGGGTTTGAATATTTTTTTCAATTGATTCAATTCTCATTGTTTGATTTTCAGGTACTGAATTACGTCTCATCATTCCATGTACATCGTAACCCAATGATAATAGATATTCAGCTAAATAACTACCATCCTGTCCATTAATTCCTGTGATAAATGCTTTCTTACTCATTATTAAATACTTTCATTTTTGTTAAATCTGGCCAATCACTCATGACCCATTGTTTTGGTTTAGTTGCTATAGCCTCTGGTAATTTTTGTAATCCCACTGATGCTGTTTCAGGTGTCATATAATAATGATATCCAAATATATCAATGTTTTGTGAACGCCATGGTATATTTGGTAATCTACCATCATATGACATCTTTTTTAATTCTAATGCAGAAACTTCATCATCACATAAAATCATTCCGCCTCTACCTAAACTTAAATGTTTTTGATATTGAAAACTAAGACACATAAATGTGCCTGGTAAATAACTATCCTTTTTCCAAAGTACAGCTGCGTCTATAATTCTTTTATCTAACACTCTTTGTAATCCAGAATCACCTTTCCCCCATACTGTATACCAATCCTGCCATACATAATCAGTCCATACTAAGTCTATTCCTAGTTTATTAGCAAGAAATGGAACTGAGATATATGTTTGCTTAGGTGAAAACATATAATCAGCTTTAACATGCCTCAAACATAATTCTATACCATGTGTACATGAATCAACAGCAATCGCATATTTAGCACCAAAGAATGAGGCTACTTGATTTTCAAATTCAGTTACTGAACTAAAATCTATTGGTTTAATTTTATTTTCTTCCATAAACATTAATTGTATTATATTTATCAAGTAAAGTAAATTCTGATGTTAATTCAGGACCAATTCCCTTATCTTCATGGTTTCTATCTAAAAGAACATATTGTAAATTTCTTTTTAAGAATTCTGGATTATCAATCCAAATGCCAGAGCATACTAATACCTCACAGTCATTTGGTATTTGACTAGAAACAGGATGAATTTTAATATTCATTTTATTTAAAACATTCTCATGAAAAGTAACATCTTTAATTTGTGAAAAATTATCGTAATTATAACAATCAATATTTAATGTTTTTAAGAATATAGAAAGTATACCTAATCCAGCGCCATTATCAATGAATTTTAAATCTTTTAATTGATTTATATTTTTAATAACATAATCTAATATTGCAAAATTAGGAGCATATAATAATCTAGAAAAATAATTTGAAAGATTTATATCTACAGTATCATCATTTCTTTTTGTATAACTACCTAATTCTTGAAAATATTTCTTATTAATAATCCCATCTCCCTTGGAAACATATTCGTTTACAATATATCTTATTGTATCAATCTTTCTTTTATCAAAAGAATCTTTAAGTAGATTTATATTTACTTCTGTCATTTTATTTAATACATTCGACATTCAAGCTAATAAGTGTACCATTCTCTTTATCCATATGAGGAATATAAGCCTGTGAATGGTCATCAAATTGTGCATGTTCAGTTTGTTTCCAGTTATATGTTTTTACATACCTGAATCCATTATCTAATAATACTGTAGCTAATGAATGAAAATCATAAGTAGTTTTATGATAAATTGTAATATCATCCATTGGCATTTTACCATACATTGGACCCAACATCTGTTTAAGTTCTATCCTCCCTTGTACATAAAGTTTACTCATTGCTTCAAAATCTGGCGTAGCTATTCTTAAAGTACCACCTGGTTTTAAAACCCTATTCCATTCTTTTAAAACATCACATATTTCATTTCTATCAAAATATGCGATAACATGTGATACGTAAATTAAATCTGCGTAATTATCAGGTAAATCTAATTTCTTTACATCACATTTAATATCTAAATGATCGTAATCACCATTATCAATATGAAGCCATTCTTTGCCAAAATTTCTCCAACCGCAACCTAAGTTAATTTTATTTTTTTCCATATTATAAAAATGTTTTATCAAATATTTGACCTTCATAAGGCCCTGTCTTATATTCATACACAAGAGTATTATCTTCTTGTATTTCATAATTATGACCACCTTCAAGTGTATAACTTGAATCACCGGGATATAATACAGGCTCGGCTATTAATGTATCATCAATATCATAAAATATACATTTAACACTTCCTTGTATAACAACCCAACTTTCTTGTGCTATTACATCTCTTTTTCTCTCTTTCCAAATATGTTTATGTGGTTTAAATGTTTTACCTTTTTCCATATTTAACATGGAACATTGTATGAAATGCTCAGGGTCTACAATATCAGTTCTTCCTGGAACCATATCAGACTTTCTTACTATTATATGTAATAATTTATCAGGTTGTACTTTAGAATAAATTTTTTCCATTTTATATTTTAATATTATTTTCTATTGCTAATTTTACTGTTGGCCAAATATTGTACTTTTTTAATATTAAATCTCTAGCTTCTTTAATATTTTCTATATTCTCTTCAGCATAATTACTGTTAATCAAATTATATATTTCTTGAATAGTACCTGACTTATTTATATCAATTTTATAATAAGAACCTTTAGGAAAGTATTTATCTATTCTTCTACATCCATGATATATTGGTAATGTTAAACATAATAACGGGTCTACAAATTTTTCAGAGAAGTAATTATCAGTTACTCCATTTTCAATTGATAAAGTATATTTATAATTTAATAATGCAAGGCTTTTATCTCTTTCGGGTAATATATTTCCATTTATTTTACCATATAAGTCTACATCATTTGGATATTGATTTATAAATAATTTGATGAAGTTTAATCTATTCTTATGACCATCTTTAGATATTTTACCAGAGTCAATTATACTAAATTTTTTATTCTTTAAATATTTTAAGTTAATTAACTCATTATAATTTAAACCAACCCACCAAGTTTGCGGAAGCCAGCAATTATTATTTTCATGATGATATACTTTATTACATAATTTATCGTCCCAACAATAATATTTAATATGTTTAGGTTCACGTCCAAAAAATATAACCTTAGACATATCTTCGATCTTTTCATCTGAACCATCTTGTACTATAATATAGTCAGCTTCTCTTTGTTTATTAACCATTATGATATTATCCCAAGAACCTGAAAAGTCAGGGGTTTGTCTTTTTAGGTAATCCATGAAAACATCATGTCTTATACTCCAATTAGTAGTAAAATATATTTTATAATTGTTCATCTATTTTATCGTATCTTATAAACCTTTTACTGAAACCATCAAATAATGTAAAACTCAAACATGGTGTATAAACAATAGTTCCTGTATTAATATATGAAATAATTGTAGAGAATGTACTCTGTCCTGTTACTAATATATCAGAACTTGCTAAATTATTAAATGCTTCAATATCACTACCATTTAAAATTAAATTAACATCTTTACTAAATTCTTTAAAATCTCCAATTTCACCTTCAGAAAATATATAGAATCTAGCATCAGGTATTTTAGATTTTATACTATTAATAATATTAATATAATGATTATTATCCTTCCATCTATCAGTGTTTTCTTTTTCAGTGATATCACCCCTTCTTATATGGATAGCTACGTTTGTTTTAGAATAATCATATAATTTTGATTTTCCATTAACTGACCAATAAGCTTCAGATAATATATTTGAAAGATATTCAGATTCTCTTATTAATAATCCCGGAAACTGTTCAGCTGGATTATTTGTAAAGAATATAGTTTTAGTAGTCTTCTTATTTATTTCAATTGAAAGTCTCCTTAAACTATTATTATATTTATTTTCATCTAAATTAGGATGACCAAAATTACAATAAGGTAGAAGCTTATATTCAGGCATTCTAATTGTCTTAAAATTAGGAAAGAATTTATTTAAACCTAATACATTCTCAAATCTTTCACAATCAGCTATAAATGGAGAATGTAAGAATGTTAAATTATATTTTTTAGCTAGCAAAAGTGCTGTTATATAATTATACATTGCATGTCCAATTGAACTTCTATGATTTTCAGGTTTACCAAATTTTATTATTCTAGGAGTAATATAAGACATTATACTTTTTTATACCAAACGTTTTCTTTTTTAATTGATTCAACATTACCTAATAATTCAACTACAGCTCGTTTAACACCATCTGAAGTGAAATAATCATGACCTGATATCATTCCACCCTTTTTAATTTTAGGCAACCATGAATTTATGTCCTTTACCACTGATTCATATGTATGGTCAGCATCAATAAAAACAAAATCAATACTATTATCTTCAAATTTAGATGCAGCATCCCATGAAATAGATTTAATGTCAGTAATTGAATCCCTAACACCCATATTTTTTAAATTAGTATTATAGATTTCATTAATATGTTTAACTTCATCTTTTACATTTTCATTTTTATCCCACTTCTCAAATATATCGACAGCATATACTTTAGTATCATTTCTTTTTTTAAGGCATTTTGCTAAATAACTAACTGAATGTCCTTTCCATACACCTAACTCAACATAAGTTTTATATTCACTTATATTAGCTACATTTTCATAAAATCCCTTAAAGCTAAACCAATTATTTGTATTTAGCATTTTATTTATATCACTCATATTTAAAATTAAATAATTTTATATCTTCCTTGTATATTTCACCTACTGTTTCAATTAAATCTTGATTATAGTAAGTTTTATAATCATCTCTTTTACTTGTATTTATTTTACTCACATTAACGTTTGTTAATCTATTTATTACAGTATTAATATCTTCTTGTAATATTACAATATCAATTACTATATGATTGTCATCTGTAATATAATCTTTTTGTAAAGACCAGCCCTGATGTTTTAAAGAACTTGGATTATTTTTTAAAATAGATATACACTCTTCAAACGATTTATCTTTTAATAATTCTAAGTCTGGGTGTTTTGAATATCTAGTTTTTCCTGAAACTGAATGCCAGTGACTTTCTTCCATTCTAGCATATGCATAATTAGATACTACACGATCCCATGGGTTTCTAATAACTGCAATTTTTGTATATGTATTCCATTTTTCAGGATATTTATTTTTATAATATTTCCATGAATGATGTCCAATATCATTCATTTCAAGTGCATTAGTAATAGCAGTACCTGCATTTTTAGGAATATGTATAAATATTAATTTATGTTTATCTGAATATGGCATTACTCTTTTATATTTTTGTAAAATCTATTACCTTTCATTATATCACTATAACCCTCGCGTTGCCATGATAAATGAGGTCTAATAACATAGCAATTATATTCTTGTTGTAATACGTTTTTATAAAATTGGTCAACCGGAACATCAAGATTTTCCAATCCTTTAATTATTACATCATATACTCTAGAATGAACTGCATAACAATGTGTAGTATATGAAAATCTTGTCCTCCATATATTTTCATTTATTTTAGTTAAAGCTTCTGGTTTAAGATTGTTAGCACTTAAATAAAATAAATCCCAATCTTCAGGTAAAGAATTAATTTCTTTTTCAAATCTTTCGATTAAATTGTCAGTAAATACTACATCATCTTCTAATATTAAAATTTTCTCATAGCCTTTTTCTTTAGCGTCTATGATTATATTTCTATGGCTCATACTACAACCAACAGCGCCCGGTAAAGAATCAGATTTAAGAACTTGCATTTTAATATTAGATAAATCTAATTTACTACCATCAACAGCTGAAAATCTTTCTACATCTAAACTGAATTTTTTAAATTCATCTGAAGCTTCTTTCCATCTTTCTTGACGTCTATCTAAATTAACACAGTATATTTTATTAAAGTAATTATTTATCGGATTCATTTTTCTTTATATTATTTAGATAATTATATACAATTAAACCTTCTTTATCTTTTAATTCTTTAAATTCTTCTTTTCTTTTAATTATACCTATTCTATTACCATGGCTTCTATAATAATATAAAACTCTATCAATATGTCTTATTACCCTATCATCTTTAATTATATCCCATAACCAAAGAGAATCTTCACCGCCTAAATTTAAACCTTCTAAAAACTTATATTTTTTAAAATCTGATTTAAAAAAACCGCTTGCACAACTTGAATTATTTGAAATAGATTCAAATTTATCCTTTGAATATCTTGTTATATTAGGTGATATAATTGTACCGTATTTATATGGATTATTTCCAGTAAACCATTGTATATTACTGTATATGATATCAGTTTCAGGATTAACATCCATGTAATTAATACAATCTTGTAATCTATTCGACGTCATCATATCATCACTATCAAGCCAACATGCATATTCACTATCGAAGGAATTTAATAAAATATTCCGTGCAACACCAATTCCTTTATTAGTAACACCTTCAATTATTCTTATCTTATTTTTATTTTTAATAGAACAATTTTTTATAAAATCTTTAATTTCATTTAAAGTTTCATCAGTAGAACCATCATCATATACAATAACCTCAAAATTATTATATGTTTGACTAGTACAACTTTTAAGAGCAGTCTTAATAAAGTCTTGGCGATTATATGCCGGTATTAATATACTAACTTTCTTATCCATATTATACTTTATTTCTAAATCTTCTACTAGCTTGGAAATGTTCAATTACAGGTTTAACATTTGGATATATTGCCTTCATTGAATCAAAAATGAATGTATATTCAGGTGGTAAATTTTTAAATGTTAAACCATAGTCTTTAATACCCTCTTGTATTGCCTTATCTAAATTCCATTGTTCTAATGTTTTAGCATTAGAACCCTCAGAATCATTTATTTCCATCCAACGTTTACATAATTTAATGGTTTTCTCATTTGATTTTATAAATATAGTACCGCTTAAACACTCATTTTTACGCCATCTAAAATCTTGATACCTAACAGAAATATCATAATCATAATCTTTAAATAAATTTAATCTTGAATGGATTACAGCATCAACATCTACATATACTAATTTAGAACCAGGATATTTTTCTAACATCTCTAGCATAAATTTAGCTTTAAATCTAGTATTTGATTGCCAATTACCAAACGTTGGTACACCTATAATATCTTGTCTTAAATTTAATTTACTACAAGATTTAATTAATCCCTGAGCTTCAGCTTCATAAGGAGTATTAATTGTATAATAACCAATAACAATAAGGTCTCTTAAATCTCCATTCATTTCACTTGTTTTAATAGGTGGAATACTATCAGGTACAATTATATTTTCAGGTCTAATTATTTGCCGTTGTACTGGTACATTTAATACAGTTTTAATATCTACATATTTTATAAAAGTATTAAGATAACTATTGTTTGAGCAACTGTATATTTTACTAGGGCCTTTATATAATTGTAATGATTTAGAAAATATAGTTCTATATTCAATTAAGTTCCTAGAAAATCTAGAAACATCTTGTTTATAGCCATTATGGAAATGTGTTTTACTTGAACTTATATTTAGGTCATATCCTAATAAATATATTTCTTCATAACCTAAAGCAATTGCTAATTGTAAAGCACAATAACCACTATTATTACCGTGTGTAAATGTATGTATATCACTTCCAAATCCTCTACTTGAGTCGTATGTCTTAGGACTTCTAATTACACCTTCAAATTTTTCAAGCGCTGTATATTTTAAATTAAATCTAGTATCAGTATATACACCATTTATATTTTTAATATAACTATGTTCAGTATTTATAATGAAATATGTATGTTCTGCCTTATTATTAATTATACTAAAGTCAGCATTTGTTAATTTGTGGTGATTTGTAAAAAATGTATAATCCATTGTAACAAAATATTTTGCATAATTAACGTATTCAATTGATTTATTAACTGCAATAATATCTTCGTCTTTTAATATTGAAAAATCAAATCCACTTAATGAAGAACCTCCACCTATAATAAAAACTCTATTATTTTTAGGCTTATTCGTAAAATTATTGATTAAATTAGGTAACGGAATTTCTGTATAATTTGTAGGTATAGATACTGTCTTTTTAGGAACGGCTGGTCTAGACATATTCTTATTAATGTTGGCGACACTTTTGACTATATCAGGTTTTAAATATTTTATTATTCGTTTCTTTTGTGACATTATAATTTAAACACTTTATTGTTTTTATATCTATCATTGGCAAATTGTTTCAGTAAAATATAACTACATTTTCATTTAAAACACTCTGAACATACTTTTGTTCTAATACTGCGCTATGGTCTCTATAAATATACGAGTGGAATTCATTTTTTCTATTAGGTGAAGAACTAGTAAAGAAATCAAATCCAAATAAATTAAGTTTACTAAAATTAATATTGTTAATAAAATAATTTATAGTAACTGAACCTGTCGAAGGTTTAAATACATCAAATTTAGATTTAAGTTTTTTATATTCTTCAATGCTTCCATGAAAAGGATTTTTAAATAAGGAATATTGGGAATAATCTTTTATTTCACCATTACATCTTATTAAAAATAAATTATATTGAGGATTACAAATTTTGGAAATATCTCTAGCAATATCTAATCTACTTAGACCATAAGACATTATAGTAGTTTTAGTCCCTACATTCTTTGGGTATTTAGAGATATATTTAGGAGCATGATTAATTCTTACAACTATATCATGTGCATCTATAATATCACCATAATTATGGCTTAATATTTTAGATGAATTACCTACAATTGCTATTCTTTTATTTTCACAAAACTTTTCTAATGAATTCATATTTTTATATATCACATAAAAAAGGCAGTAATTTACTGCCTTTAAAAGAAGAAATAATTTTTATTGTATTTCTATTGTTCTGGATTCTTTAACTTCTTCCTTTAATTTAGGAACTGAAATTTTAAGAACTCCATCTTCCATCTTAGCTGTGATGTCTTCTTGGCTAAGGTCTGCACTTATTCTAAAGGACTTAGAAAAAGCTTTGATGTATTTACTATACTTATCTTCTTCACTAGACTCATAAGATACTTTTAACACTGAATCATTTAAATCAATTTTAATGTTTTCCTTTTTGTAACCAGGTAAAAGCATTTCTATTAAATATGAATCTGTCTTTTCTATAACTTCATAGCGAACATCTGAGTTAAAGATTGGACTTTTAAAAGTTTCAGAAAATACATCTCTGAAAAGTTCATTAATTGTTGATTGTAATTTTTCGTCTGTGTAAATTTTAAACATAGCTTTATTTATTTTTATTTGTTAATATAGTATACTATGCTTCAAAAGTATGCCAATACTTTTGTTAAGAAAATTTGACATATAAACCTAAAAAAAGGTGACGTATAGTCACCTTTTAAATTGAGCTTTTGTCAATATTAACCTTCTTGTGTAGGTGCTACTTCTGCAGTAGCTTGTGCTTCACCTTCAGGTTGTTTAACAAAGACTTTAATTGCTTTTGCGATAATTTCTGCATCTTCAATTGAATATGCTCCTTTTCCTTGTGCAATTCTAACACCTTGTATTAAAACTGACAATGCTTGTTCTTGAGTTAACTCGTTGTTCATGTTATTATTAATTTAATTAAACGTTCATGTTATATAACGTTGTATTTATATTTGTTTCATTTTTTAAGAAGATAATCCTATAAATCTTCCGCCTCCTGAATTTTTAATTCTAAGTACATTTATAGGATAAATTGCACCTTGTACAAATGAGAATGGTGGATAAACCATAGGACCGAATTCAGTTTCTATTTCACATTCAACATCATTTGTCTTAATACAATGTATAGCAAAGAATACAGTTTTATCATAATCTTCACCGTCTTTAATTTCAACTAACTTCTTAGCTGTTGACCTTTTATTGATATTATTTAAAAGTTCATGATAATCATTAAAATATCTTTCATGAAACTTATATAATTTATTCTGATGGTCTATTAATACTTTGTTTAATTCTCCTAAAAAATCGTTTGCTGCGCTCATATTTATAATTGAATATCTTTTGTATTTGATAATTTAATTGTACCAATGTTAAGACAAGCTATAACTTTAGTTCTAAATCCACCTGGATAATTTGTATCAATCATTTTAATTTTAATTTCTGCAAATAAACCACCTGTCATAAACTTAACAGTTTCTGATGCAGGTATATCGATTGATATTATACCTTGGTCGACTACTTCATTGTCTTCTACCGTCTGTATAATATTTATTGGTAAATAACCAGTCGTATCAGGATATACGTATTCAAGATATCTGTACTTGTCACCGTATAAACTTATGTACATTTCTAATATTTGATTAATATCAATTGGCTGACCTTCTTCATCAGACAATAGCATTTCAATAGATGCATCTGTACCTTGGTATATTTGTGCTAAACACTCAATAAAAACACTAAGTGTATTACATGCTGATATACCATAACATGAACTTGTTGGTTGATTTGAATTAGTACTCATTATTGTATTACTCCATTATTTATATCTGGCGGTCCAAAGTTTCTACTTACACCACCTGTACCAGGTTCCTCAACAACATGAGTTCTTGGCTTTTTAATTTCTGCTACTTTACTTTCTTCTTCGTTTCTAACTTCTTTAATAGCTTGTAATTTAGCATCTTCAAATGGTACGTCTAGTTTAATATCTTCGTCAGTTTTAGACAGTTCAGCTACTTCTTCTATTGTATCACTTATATTATCATTCTTAACTGACTCAATTGAATCCGATTCTGCCTGAGGGGCATTCATTACTTCATTATAAATAGCTTCTTCGTCAAGATAATCTAATGAAGATTTAATAGCTGTACCGTCTGGTTTTTCCATCTCTTGTACTTCAAGTATTTCATTCGCCACAGTTTTACTTTCAGGTTCTACTACTTCTAATTTAGCAGTAGGTTGAGATTCATCTAGACCAACTTTACCTTCATTTTCTATAACTAAATTAGATTCTTTTTGTGCAGGTCTAATATAATCAATTAATGATTTAATAAAACCTAAAGCTACAATTGGTAATATAGCTCCTGATATAATAGCTAATATTCTTTTTTGATAAATTGGTTCTTCTTCATTTAAAGCGAAAAGTTCCATCCATGATTCATAATCTTTAGCATTATCATAAGCATAATAGGCATTACCCATCATTTGCATTAATGTTAATAATATAAATAAGAACCAAACTAATGTTCTTGATGTTTTATCTAAAATAATAATAGCTGCCAATGAAGCCATTGCACCTATTTCAAAAGCAACAGCTAAACTTATTGCCAACCATCTTGGGTTTGTTAATGCAAAAAAGTCAATAACGTGAATCGTAGACACGATACTAGCGATTGCATACAATGCTACGAAAATTGAAATTATACTTATTCTTACAACTTTATCTTTGTTCATTTCTATTTATTTTATTTACCCCATTGAAGGAATTTTGGAGTATAATGTAAACCTACACCTAAATAAGGACCTATAACAAAATTATTATTTTTTAAATCAAGTGCTGCTCCATATCCAAAGTTAAATCCGATGCCCCATGTTTTTCTAAATTCTCTTGTTACTTTTCTAGAATCAGGGTCAGCCATAATATCAGCACCTTGTAATTTAGTAAAAGTCACACCTGGATATTTAGTCTGAGCAACTATATAAACTTTCTTATCTTTTTTATCTTGGAATAAACCTACTTTTAATCCTATACTTTGTTCAAGTGTAACTTTAGTTTTACCAGGATATGTTTCTGAAAATAAAGAACTCTTCTTAAAATCAAATTCAGTTGAGTCTTTCTTATTAAAATATTTAGTAGTAATAGGAGTGTCGAATGTTATTTTTCTAAAATTATCTTCATCAACTCTCATTGTATCAGTTCCTGTAATATGTTCTACGCCTACTGAATCTATTTTAACTGTTGTATTAATATAAACAGTTTCTTTAGAATAAATAGTCCCTTTAGCTAATGCAAGTGCTGTTTTCTTTTTAAGGTCATCAAATCCTTCTGTTAATGATTTGAATTCATTTTTAAGTTCTTCTTGTGTTAATTGATAACCTTGAATTATTGCACGATTAGTAGAATCACTTAATTTATAATTCTTTAATTCAGCATTCTTAGCTTCTTCATTATTTAATAAGCGAACTGTTTCAGTTTTTTGTTGTTCTAATTGGCGTTCTAAATCATTAGCTTTATTACATTGTCTAAAAAATAAAAGAGCTAATATCACTACCCCCGCAAACACAAGTAACCTCGTGTTTTTAGGGTTTTTTATAAAATTCCAAATGGCTGTTAAGTATACCATCTTATTTCTTTTTTGATAAATTTTCTATTTCCTTATCGATTTCAGCCTGTCTGTTAACGTCTAAGATTTTTCTATCAACAGACTGTATCATTCTCTTCTCAGCTTTAAGTCCTTCGATTTTTAAATCTTCATTAGTGATTGGCTTATAATTCTCAATAGTAGTTTTAAGACTATCAATACTTTGAGTTAATTTTACATTATCTTTTCTCATTTTATCCATAGTTCTATTCGTAGAACATTGTCCTAAAAATAAAAATACAAATAAACCTACTAAGATAACATTTTGCCATTTTTTAATTAATGTAATAAACTTTTCCATTTTTACTCGTTTTCGTTTTTAAAATTACTTTCTTGTTTTGTTACTTTTCCTTTTCCTAATCTATGTAAATTAACAGTACTACCATAGTCTCTGTCTTGACATACACATTCACCTTGTGATTTACCACATCTTGGGCAAGTATCACCTTGACCGTCTGAATATTCTTTCATCTTATCGACTAAATCAGGGTCTGTTTGTTTTTCAGCTATAAACTGCTTAAAACCTTTAAGTTTCATATTACAAATGTTATTTGTAGTATATATTGATTAATTATTTTAAAGGATTTGCAGCATGGAATGCATTTAATCTCTCTGTAAATAATTTAAAATATTTAGTTACATCATTCCAATTTAACATAAAGCATTGTGGGAATCTATCGACTTCATTACTTATCCAAATTTCAGCACCATCTGGTTTAATACCAGTTCTTTCCCAAATAGCAATACAATATGCTGAAGCTTGCATTTTATAGTCTTCAATCCACGCTTCAGCTTTAGCTTTCTTAGCAGTTTTAAAATCGACTACTTTACGTGCACCATCATCTAATAAAGAGAAATTATCAACTGTTCCAGCAAATCCACCACCTGCTTTACACCATAAGAATTGTTCTTGTGCTATTACTTGTTTTACTCTATCAAAACAACCAGTTGAATAGAAATTATTAAATAAGATAGCTCCCATTATTATAGCCCTTGGGTCGAACTTAATAATCTCTTCGTCAGTTCTTGCTAATTCTAATGTTTCATTAAATCTATCTTTATTTGAAAGGTCAATAGGTAAGTTTAAATATAACTCACATAATCTATGCATTACAGTTCCCCTATCCGTTGAGTCTTTACCAACCTTATCTGCAGCTTCTTGACCAATTCTTTGTGCCCAATTATTTAAAGCTGTTTTATCTTTAGTTGAACCAAGTACACTAGTAACACTAGGAAATGTTCCAATTATTTCCTCACCTTGCTTTACTTGATACCAACGTTTACCGTTAATTTGAACTCTTTCTATTTGTTCTAATGTTACGCTCATATTAAAATATAAAATCTATTGCTTTATGTAAATATTCCATAATTACTGGACTTGCTACAATTAATTTGTAGATAGTTTTTAATACAAAGAATCCGGCTGTCCATAAAAACAAATTCCAAATAATTTTACGGAAACTTACAGCTTCTGCTTCTGGGTACATAACCACTAAATAAGCATCTGCATCATTTTCTTCAATTCTACTTACTTCAGGGTAAGCATAGTCAGCAACGCCAATTTCTAATAAAACTTGAGTAAATGGTTTAAGATTTTGAAGTACCCATGCTTCATGCATGTATTCATTTGTTTTACGAATTTCTTCAGGTAAATTGATAACTGTGTAAATTCTACCCAATTTATCAACTCTTAGATTATGTTTCTCTAAGTATTCGCGATTTTGTTTAGCGACTTTAGCAAATCGCATCCAAAGTCTAATGTCTTTTATTAGTTTAATCCAATACATATATTCATGAATTTTATATTATATCAGATTATATATAATTGTTTACGAGATAATTAAAAATCTTCACCGTAAATTAATAAACTACCACTTCCAGAAGTTATTGAAGCCATTATACTCCAACCTGATTCCAGTAAGAAATATTTTTGACCGTTTTCATCTACTGGAAAATGAGTAAGTGCTAATATATCTTGATTATTACTTGGACTATTCATTGACATAATTACCCAATCACTTATACCATCGCTTACTTTTAAATTTAATGTACCTGTACTTGTAAATAAGGATGTTATATTTAAAATTTTAGTCCCATTTTTACCAGCACTGTATATCTTAGTACTAGTATTACTGAAAAAATTAGATGTAATATTAGAACTCTTAGTAATATATTTAGTTGTATTCTTTGCCATAATTAATATTCTTCAGTATATGCTATTATTTTAATTGCTCTCGGGTCTGAATCGTTTAACTTTCCAAGATTATAATTAGTAGTAGATGCAGGAGTTGTAGTAGCTACAACATCACATGATAAAGACAATACTGTACCTGGGGGTAAATTAATATAATCATTACCTCTTTGGTCTTTTTGTGCTAATATTGAATCAGACCAAGTAGATATTAATTTATTAAGTGCACTTAATGCATTTGTAGTATTAAATTCAACCGTATTTAATAAAGTTATAATAGGTGAACCGCCTAATGGATTCGTATAAGTATGTTTTAAACTAAAATAAAAACTAGAACCTGCAGAGACATTTATAGTCCCTGAAGTAAATGGTATAGAATTATTTAATTTAATATCATATAATTTACTACCTTCTGTCCCTGCATTTATTATAACATTATCAAATATATTAGTAAGTGTATTTACTGGAAATGTATTTGAGTAATTTACAAAATTAACATTTACTGAATGTATCTTTCCTTCTTGTGTATAATATGCTATTCTATTTTTTGCCATAATTTAAAATTGATTAAAACAATGAGTATCATTGAATATTTGTATATCTGCAACCATTTGTGAAAAATTTACAAAATCATAACCATCATTATCTAAATTTCTTCTTAATAAATCATATGGTTCAGTTGCAGTTGCAGGTGTTTCATTACCATCTAATGTTTCATACACAACAGCATTTAATACAGATGCATCGCCTGCAGGGCCTGGAATACCTTGTGGACCTTCAGGACCTTCAGGACCTATAGGTCCTTGTGGGCCAGGTGGACCAGCAGCACCTGGAGTACTTATTAGAAGTTCATCTAATTCTAAAAACCAAGCGTTCTCGTTTTTATCATATTTAATAAAATTTTCATTTCTAAAAAAATTTAAAACAAAGGTATTTTCTAAAGTTAATTGACCCTGAAACTGACCCTTAGAATTTATCAGAGGGTCAGTTAAAATAGGATATCTGTTTAATTGTATTCTTGACATGTATTATATATCAACGGATTCTTTTTCAGAATCCTCTCTGATATCCATGTCAATTTTAATGTTTGGGAAAAGTTCTTCTAATTCACTTGCAACTAAAGATTTACCGCGTCTTACTCTATTTTTAACACGTTGTAATGACTTTTTAAATACTGCATTGTATTCTTTTTGTATTTTTTCAAGCTTTTCTTCGTCATCAGTCTTGCTAATTTCTCTATCATATTTAAGTTTAGCTTTTTGTAACTCATCGTCATATTTAAAAGCCACGTCTTTATACTTCATTTTATTAAACATGATATCAACTAGAATATCACGATACATTGGCTTTAAAGATTTGATTAATTCAGTTGCAGTATCATATCGATATTGTAATAAATTATCTTCTTCTAAAAACTTTTCTTCTGGTTTATAATCTTCGTCTTCAAAATTTAAACCGTTTTTAGAAACTTTATTTGTATCATCATCAGATGTTACTTCAGAACCAAATTCTGACAAGTAAGATAATGACACTCTTGGATTTCTTTCTCTTTTAATCCATCGTAAGCATTCGCGTTTGGCAATTGTATATGCCCAAGTTGTAATTGAAAAAGTCGTATCGTAACCGTCAATTTTTTCATAAATTTTAATAAATGTACGAGCTAATAAATCTTCAGTAACATCCGCATCTTTAGTCATATTGCGAATGTAATTCTTTAGGCTCGGTCTCATTTTTTGGTATAGCTTTGTAAAAGCAATGTCAGATTTCGTGTTTTTAAAATCTAGGGCAATTGAATTGTAACTCTCTGTCATATTTTTTCCTGTCATGTAGTAAATATAACTTATTTTTTTGATATAAAAAAGTTAAGCAGGCGTTTTTTCTTCAAAATCTTTGAAAATGTCGAAAAGAACTTTAGCTTCTTGAGGTGCATAATTCCAATTGTCACAACAAATATTAACACGCTTCATTTTAGTTAAATCTGTTTTTAATTCTTTTAATGTATTCCCATGAAAATGATATATACCTTCTGCCTTTCCAGGCCATGTGTCTAAAGGCCAATGCGATAAAACTATTTTGTTATCATAGTCTTTAAAGATATCATATGGCATAATCTCAACTCCATCATAATACTCAAATACTTCTTCTAATGCATTATCATATTCTCCTAAAATGAATTTAATATTACCATTTAAAACTTTAAGCATTTCATCAGCAACAGTTGGTGTCCATGCAAAGTTACCTAAATGATAAACTATATCATTATCAGTAACAACACTATTCCAGTTATTAACCATTACAGCATGCATTTCATCTAAATCTTTGAATGGACGATTTGCTATTTCGATTATATTTCTTCTGCCGAAGAATGTATCTGATGTTATAAAAATTTTAGGTTCCATTTTATTTAGTTAATTTTTCATAAACCCAAGATAATAATGGGTCAGTACTCTCATATTCTCCACCGAATTCAACAACATTCATTAAATGAATTAACTCAGCTGATGGATTTCCATTGATATCAATTAAATCAATTCCGATACTTGGCATTCGTTCACATACTGCATATGTTTTAAGCATATCATCTACTAAATCGAAATGTCTTTCATATAAATGATATGAATTGGCAATGTGGGTATATTTACCTAATTTTAAATCAGGATAATATTCTTTAAGTAATTTGTGAGCTTGCTGTAGTAACATGCAAAAGAATGCAACGTCAGTTGGTGTCCCAAGAACTACATCATTAGAACGCATAGTGATAGTTAAATTCAATCTATTATTTCTAATAGCAAATATTCCACTTAATGTACAGATAAAATCTTTATTATTACCATATTGATATTGTGGCTTATTAAACATCATTACTGCTTGACGAGTATCTTTGTCTTGAATCAATGACCTCATAGCCCATTGCCATTGAGATACACCATGTTCATTTTGTTGTTTAAAGATTAAATTACCATAAGCTGAATTAATACTTTTATCATCGTTTGCTATTTGGCGCCAGAAGCTTGAATAATTTTCAATAAATCCTAAGTCTGAACGTCCAGTAAAGTACCAAAGTAATTCAGCAGCAATGTATTTATATTGTGAACTTCTACGTGGATTATGATATAAACAAAATCTAGGGTCTTTAATTACTAATCCGACATTTAATGTTTCTTTAACTTTCATTCCCCTAGGAGAACTAATATATTGCGGATGTTTTGTTAAATATCCTAAACTTCTAATATAAACATCTGAAAATGTTTCTCCTTTAATTGCTAACATATTGTGTTTCTTCTATTATTTTATTAAGTTCGTCTTTATTAGAATAAATAGTATTTAAACATTTATTTCTATACTCTACTAATTCAGTCATGTTTTCAACTGAAAGTTTATCTTTTAAATAATACGGAAATGTATTAGTACAAAGATAATTTAAGTAATCTGTTACATAAGATGATTGGTCAACTGGGATATCAATAGTTTTATGATATGCTTCAAAGAATGTTTTAACAAACTCCATACCATAAGGAATTACATCAACAATAAACCCCATAATCTCGATACTTACGAAATCTGCTGCAGCAAAATCAAAGTCAATTAAACTATATTTCGTGCCATCATAAACAATATTATGAAGTTTAAAATCTCTGTGTAATGGTATTCTAGGTTGCTTTAAATTGAAACGTTTAATCTGTTCAAATATATCGTTTCTAACTGTATAGGCTGTTTCAAATTCTTTCTTTAATGTAATCCACTTATTCATATCAGAATACGTCTCGGATTTAACAGACAGATTTATTAAATCTTTATTAAAATGAGCATAATTGTGAATATGTGCCATAGACGTGCCAATGAGCTTCATATTAGCTTCAGTTGGTTCCCATGGCATTTGGCTTAATTTTTCAAATTGAATTTCGTAATAACTAGACTTATCAGCCTGTATTAAATTAATTCCTTTGAATTTATTAATCGAAAAAATACCACCAATAGTTTCAGCTATTTTAGCCTGAAACATTACAGTACGTGTATCAAAATCATTACATGGTTTTAATTTACAAAATACTTCTTTACCACCTACTTCTTTAAAATAGGTTTTACTCATTGTTGCTCTCATATTAAACTCCTTCCGTAAATATCTTTAAATAAATTGGTTCATCTGTTGCTGACCCACATGCTTTATAATATAGAACATTTGCCCAATTATAAAAATATTCACTATTAAATAATTTTCTATCTGGTTTAAGTAAATCAGTAGTTAATGTGATATCACCTTTATCTAAATCTTCATACTCAGTAGACTTCATATATTCATCGACATAATGATATAAAATACCCATGTCTTGTAAATATTCTTTATAATTTAATTTAATTGGAATTATATTAATATTATATGGTTGTAATGTTTGGTCCCATGTTGGAATATAAGATTTACTATATACTGTTTCATTACCGTGTGTAATACCTTTAAGTTCATTAGTTAATATATTAGAAACTGTAGATACAGCATCAATTGACTTAACAGCATCAACATATTCGTGTAATGAAACTGTTTTATATAGGAATGTTCCTAATTCTAATTCAGGATAATATTCAAGTAACCATCCATAAATTATTTCTTGTACTAATGTTAATACGAAAACATCATTTACAAATCCCATTGAAACTGCAGTACCTCTAGTCTCTGCAGTCATGTAAAACTTATTATCTCTAATAATAAAATGAGAATAAATCATACAAGGTGTATGTTTTGCATTTCTTCTATTACCTAGACTTAATACTGCTTTACGAGTATTCTTATCTTTTATAAATCTATCACGTACTTTAACTAATGACCATCTAGATAATGCTTGTCTTAATTCATTCCCAAAGAACATTGGGTCACTTGAATTACCCATCGTTTTCTCAAGCATTTGTTTAGAGTGAATAGCTCTAGGTTGATTATTATTTAAAATATCGAAAGTCTCTTGTAATATAAATGGTAATTTAAAATTACTGATGTTAATAATCCTATCTCTTGGATTTTCAATTTCAATAGCTACGTTTAAAACTTCAAGGGTTGCTTCATTTCTCGACTCAATGAATTCGCCTTGAGTATTTACTAATTCTGTTAATTTTGTATATGCTTCCGCAGCGTTTTTTGCACTAAGGCTTTTAATACTATAATCCATAGGTCTTATATTAGTTTAGTCAAACTTGTTTCAACTAAACTGCGATTATTTTAAAGGGTTTATTATGTTTTTTTTGCTAATTCAATTCCGCTGTATGTTCCTTTACTTTGACCGTCATTTCTTTCTATTTAGGTTGATTAAAACCTTCCCAGTCATGACGTCTCCAATCATCACGAGCCATAAATCCTAATATATTATTTTCCATATTTACATATCCATCCATTATAGTTTTCTATTTTGCCATAAGCAACTCTTCGCATTTGTTTTATACTTAATTTATGAGTATTACAAAATTCTTGAAGAAGTTTAATTTTATACTCTTCATTATTGGGTGATATAATTAACCATTCTTTACACCTTGCTTCTTTATATTTAATAGACTGTTTTCCTCTAAGTCTACTATTTGCAATTTTTAATTTATTAATGTGTTCATCAGTAAATCGACCACCCTTTTTAATTAAAGCTTCTTTACCACTTTTACTTAAAGCTTCTTTATGAGCTTCTGAAAGTGGAACATTTAATTTTTTTAATCTTATTTTTTCTTTAGCTTCTTTGTTGTGTTTCCACCCTGAAGTTCCATCACCACCATTAGATATATTTACAAGAGGTCCTTCTTTATATTTTAACCTTCCTATTAATTTTATTAGTTCTATTTCTTTATTAAAAGACTGTTCTTCGCTAAGATTTTCATATAATTTAATTATTATAGGCTTAATTCTTAATGAGTAAAGTTTTTCTAAATAATTTCTTTTTATAGTTTTATTTTCTTTTCTAAATTCATTAGGCTCAATTGCACGATAACATCTTTTATTTTTACCTTTACCAATATAAAATGGTTTAAATTCAAATTTTAAATTACCGTATTTAAAATTACCTTTATATCTTGGGTCTAAATATACATATACATAATATTCTTCCATTATAGATTGTTTTATTTATATATCAATTATGGAAATGTCATACATGCTAAATGTTAGCCCTTTTTATAGGGAGTGTACAGCAAGCGAAGCATCCGCCCATTTTACCATATTCAATTGCTGGACTTTCATGGACTTTAATTCCATTTGCTTCGTATATAGCTCTTGTATTTGGATTTCCACCTGGCATTATAATTTCCATAGGAGCAATAGTTACAATATTCATTGCATAACCATTTTTAATCTCATCAGACTCTTCTAATTCTATTACATTTTTAAAACCTAAATCATGTTTTACAATTGCTTTACGTTGTACAATTGTATCTTTATCTACAATATGAGCTCCTCCTAATATATGTTGTGGAATTCCTTCAGGTGCAGCCTGTACAGTTCTTACATTTATATGAGGGTATAAGCTTTTAAATGTTTCAGCAAATTCAATAGACGTTCTATTACCTACAGATATTAAAACTTCTTCAGGATTAATCCAAAAGAAATCTGCACCTTCCATTGTTATATGTTCAGGTAATTCTACAACTTGACCAACATAACCATGACGTCTCATTGTAGTTAATAAGTTATATTGTTCACCTTTACGAACATCGTATTTAGGATTACCTAAAATAAAATGTTCAGGTGTAATTACTGCTAAATCTCTAGCATAAATTTGATTTGGAAATGGATTCATTTCACAATCTCTAAAATCTAAATCATCATAGACTTTAATACCTAGATTTTTCAATAAAGTTCTATAAGCATCAACTTCATCGATTAATTTATTATAGTTAGGAATGCTCTTAAACATTACTTTACTAGCGTCTTTAACTAAAACTTCATGTCTTCGTGGTATATGAATAGCTACAGATTCAAGTTTAGAATATTCATTAGTATATCCAATTTTAACTTGGTCAAACGGGTCATTAAATTCTAATGCACCTTGTTCCTTGTGTCTTTCTAAAATATCTTTAAATGTTTCGTTTTGTTCTTCCATAATTATATCCATGTTTTTGGGTCCATTGAATAACCTAAGTCACTCATTAATTGAATTACTTCTGGTTTTTTTGCTAATTCTAAAATTACTTGTTCTCTTTTATACCATCTGTAATCACTTGGTGTTTCTGTAACCATGATTAAAGGTAGTTTTTCTGTTATTACTCTATTTATACCTAAAAAATCAGTAATGCTATCTAAGGTTTTTTGTGGTTCAATTGCAAAATCTTCAAATTTAACTCTTAATGCATTTACACCACTATCTAAAATAGTTTTATGAGCAGAATACCATTGATTTAAACAAACTTCATGTAATGGTTTATTTTTATACTCCATCCAATTTGAAGGTAAATCAAAATTCCACCAAACATCTCCACCTTTTACTTTATCAGTATAACCTTCAATGTTTAATTTTTCACCTATAATATTCATATTGTGAGCGAAGAAACCTGTTTCAGATAACCACCCATCCATTAATCCATTTACTGATTGAGCAAATCCTCTAGATAAATGAACATATTTTATATTTGCGTTCGGGAATAATTCTTCAAATATTCCAATTCTGTAACAGTCTTGTGGTGTTTTAAAAATAAAAACTTTATCTTCACAATCTTGTTCTGTAATAGGTCTACGTAATTCAGGTATAACAAATGGTGGTTCTTCAATTTTAGGTCTATTTACACCTTCAATTAAAAATTGAGTATTTTCAGGTATTACATCATAGAACCCAAAATCTTGATGTCCTTTAAATATATTCTTTAAAAATATTTGATTTAATTCTTTATAAGAATATTCAGCCTCAGTTAATGTTGAACTTTCAAATGATTTCCAAATACCTTCAATTTGGTCTACTAACCCATTAAGTGCTTTATATGGAGTTTGTAATAATATTCTATTTTGCCAGTTATGGATTATTTGGTCTAAATCCATTTCTTTAGTATTAACACCCATTTCATCTAAGATGTTATCTAATAAAAATTGTTTATTTTCAATCGTATTAAAAGAATCGCTTTCACTAGTAAATGGAAATCCATTTTTAGATAAAATATAAAATGGTTCTTCTTCACCTGATAAGTAAGCTACATCTTGGCTTTTAGATAAAATAGTTTTAAGTAATGAACTACCATTTCTACTGCCACATAATATGACAGCTACGTTTTTAACCTTTTCATTTAAGTTACCAGTATTATTAACAGAACGTCTACTATTAATTCTATCAATAGTAGCTTCCATATACATTCTATAATCAGTTAAATTGCTTATCATATTATTTCATTTGAGTTTTTATAAAATTGTATACTTCATCAACATGAGCGTCAGTAATGAAATGTTTTTCAAGAGCTGAAGGTTTAATAATATGAGTATTGAAACTTTTAATTATAGAATCATATCGATTTGCATGAGAATTTAATTCACTACCTTCTTTACTACCACGGTCACGTAATATATTTTCAGGAACATCAATATAAACTACAGCTTTCTTTGAATGTGATTTCATTACACGAAGAATTTCACTTCTATATAAATGGTCTTCACTGTGTACAGCGTCTGTTAAAAATCTATCCCAAAGAATGATATTTTTATGATTGTTTAATTTGTCTAACTGTTCAATTATATTATGCATCCAAAAGTTATATTCTTGCCATCTAGATTGCATTCCTACATTTACAGCACCTGCCCCACGAAATCTAATTATTTCTGGGTATTTTTCAATAAGTTTATTGATTAGTGTGGTTTTACCACTTGTTGATAGTCCTTCTATTCCTATAATCATGTTAAATGCTATTTATAATTATACTTTTTATTTGATAATGGTTTACAAAGAAAAAGGGAATACGTTTCCATATTCCCTTAATACATAAGCATATAACAATTAAGCCTTAGATTCAGTATCTGGTCCTTGTACAGGTCCTTCTACTTGAATACCTTGTGACCTTGCAGTCTTCTCTGTATCAAGAGTAGAAAGGTCAGTATGTACATTTCTTAAGTCAGTGTTGTCATCAGCTAAGTCTTTCATAGCTTCAGAAATACCACCACCAACTTCAGTTAATACTTTTAAATAATCTTTTGCTTCAAAATAACCTTTACCAGTTACTTGTAACATTATTTGGTAAATTTGACCAACTGGTCCAGCATTTAAACCAATAAATCCATCTTCAGTAACTCCTGCATTAATAGCATCTTTAAGATTGTGGATTACTGAAACATATCCAGGTAAAGTATTATGTGACCATGCTACATTCTTTTCTAAGAATTTATATAAAAGTCTAGCATTTTTTAAATCACCAACTTGTACTTGATATTTTTTAGTTTTCATTTCATTACCTTTCGATTCAGCAACTGTTTCTAATTCGGCAATCTTCGCGTCGATTTCTTCGTCGCTATATTTCTTAATATCTTCAGAATCTAAGAAGACATATTCTGGTTTTTCTTGAGGTACAACTGTTGATTCTACTTCAGTTGTATTTTCATCTTTAACTACTTCTAATTTACTATTGCTCATGTTTATATTTATTTTATAATTATATGATTGGCTTTGAGATATGTTTCAAAATATCTTCTGAAATTTTTGAAAATTCAGCCATTGAATTTAATACATCATCAATTGTAAATTCATGATTATCGATATGTATATCGTAGTTTTCAAATTCACTAAAATCTTTTTCATCAGCTGCAATTCTACGTTCAACATTATCAGCATCATTTCTTTGTGACATTCTAACTCTTCGTATAGATTCAGGTGCATCTAAGTAAATAACAAGACTTTCATCTCTATCTTTTTGACTTAAATGTGAAAGACCTGCAGGTGTCATAATGAACATACTATCATTCGAATAGAATTGTTTTTTACTTGTACCATAGTACCAATTATTAAATACTACATATTCGTAGAATTCATCTTTATCAATCATTGACTTAAATTCATCTTCTGTTAAAAAGAAATAATCAACATTTGGAACTTCATTTGGTCTTGGGGGCCTTGTAGTATAAGAGATTTGATATTTATAACCTTCATCTACTAATAATTTACGTAGATAATCTTTGCCTGAAGCTCCACGTCCAACTAATATTATGCGCTTTTTATTTAAAATCATACTGTTTATATTTATTTGAGTATTGTTTATCAAAAACTACTTGACCAGAATCAATTAATTCTTTTAATTTAAAATTTTCAATTCTTTTACAATCAATTAGTTTATATTTTAAGCCGGAAGATTCAAAGTGTTTACGGGCATATTTTGCTTTAATTTTAACAATTCGAGAATTATGTAATTTTTTAGGTTTAACTTCTATTATGTATAAATCATTTAATATAAAATCTGGATAATATGTACGATCAACTCCATTGAATTTATATTTAACTTTAAATTTAGAATTTTCACAACTTTCTACTTTAAAATTAAACCTCTCGCATATATTTATTAAAAATGATAATTCTAGTAAACTTCTAAATTTTAAATTATTATAATAACCTTGCCAACCAGAACCGCTGCCATGAGGTGACGGTCTACCATACATTGGATTATTTTTACCCTTAGTTGCCTTACTAATTTTATCTTTAAAATTTTTTAATTTTTTATTGGCAATTTCAACACCATATTTTTCAACCCAAATATCATAATTACTTTTACCAAACATCCCATTTAATTCACCTATTTTTAGATTTTTATTAATACATGATTTTTTTCTATCTAAAGAATATTTTTTCCCGGAATTAGGGTGCTCACGTAATCCAATGTTTATTAATTTATTATGTTTATTCCAACTATTTGAACCATTACATTTATTACAGACAGAATTTTTCAAAACTGCTTTCTGTAATTTATATTTATTTGAGTAATTGATATCCCTCTTACAAGATGGGCATTGCCTATTAAATTCCATATAAATATGTATCGTCCATTGGGTGCTTTACTACATAGGAATTAAGTTTCAAAAAAAGGAGACCTTTTGCTTTCGCCAGTGGTCTCCAAAATCTTCTGCGTGTCCATGGGTGCCAATTAGGCAGCCATTAACATTGGCTCATTTACTTCGCCGTTTAAATTTTTATCTTGTTACTCTCAGCTAACCTTCCTTACCTAATCAATACTGACAAGCCCATATATTTTATTTGTGGACTCGGAGGATGCGATTCCTCGTCTTACTGTAATTATTGAAAACGTCAACGAATAATAGATATTGTATATATAGGTAATTTTTAATTTGTCTCAATTACCTTGGTGCATTTCCCATTAGAATATTGATAAATTTTTACACCATTATATGATTCTTCGACATCTTGTCCTAATAAGTTAGTTATTTTTACTATCTTGCTTTTCGATGTTTCAGCATTATCTATTGTTATAATATTGTGATATTTATAAACACCGTTATAATCAGTTTGTTTTAATCTGTAATAATTTATTTGAGTACTAACATCATAATCTTTATATTCATAAGAGAGTGATGATGTTGAGTTACCTGCACCTTTTAATTTAGTAACTATATCCCAATTTAAACCATTTGATGATTTTTCTAATGTAAAATAATCATTATTAATTTCTGTTGCTGTTACCCATTTTAAAATATTATAATTTTTAACTGGATATCCTTCAAATGAAATTAATTCAATTGGTAAAGGTGTACAATTAAGACTTGCACCACCTGTCATAGTCCAATCTAATGTAAATGACGTTGAATTAGCGGTAAAATTATCAATAAGCATTATATATGTTTGACCTGCAGTTACATTTAATGTTTGTACCCATCTATCTCCACCTGCACCTTCTGTAACATCAGTTGCACCATTACCTAATCCTGTATTTCCACCGCCTGCAGCCCATGAACATCTAACAGGTGCACCTAAAGCACCACATGAAACACCTGGACCCCATATTGCAAAATCATAATCTACTGCAGTTGTAATATTCAATGCTAATGTTCCAGAAGAAACTACGTTAAAAATATACCAAGATGATTGATGTTCAGTACTCATACATCCTTGATTACCGGCATTTAATTCTTGAGTCCCAGAACCATTACTATTACCTGTAAATGAAGCATCATTACAAACCTGTGTAGGTGATGAACAATCTACATTACCTGTACCACCACTACCACCAGATGTTTGAGTAACACTAACTGATGTACATATACTATTAGTTCCGCAATTTGCTCTATCAACTAAAATTCTAATGGTACCACTTACAGTAGCAGTCCATGTCCATGTTTCACATGCTCCATTTCCTGCATTATCTTGAGAAAATAATAAAGTCCCAGTACTAGTGTACATTGTAACACCTACATTATAACTACCAGGACAAACTGAAAAACTATAAGTATATCCAGAAGTCGCTGTAAATGTATCATATTCACCAGCATAAGAGCATGTTGATGTTTGTGTATTTCCGTTACCAGTAGGTGTCAAGTCTAACCAAAAGTTATTGTCATTTGGACAAGGAACTTGTGCACTGATAGCTATTGTCATTAATAGCCATGTTAATATTGTTAATAGCTTTTTCATTCTTCTTTTTCTTCTTTAATTATTTGAGCTCTCATTGATTTTGAAAAATCTAATATAGTATAACCGTAATTAGATAAAAGGGAAGTCAATTCGTCTTTTGTTACATTTACATTTGAATTAAATGTGAAAGTATCACTTATATCATTGAATTCAGGGAATGCTTTAAATTTAAAGCGAATAGGATCTGTTATGTTTTTAGCTTCACTTATATTAGTCACATTATTAATTTTAATTTTATAAGTAAAATCTTGACTATAAGTGTTTAAGGTAAAACACATTGTAAATATTAAAAGTAATTTTTTCATGCTCATTTGTTTTTATATATCATAAAAAAGAGAGGGCGTAATTCCCTCTCTTCTCAAATGTTAAGAAGGATATTAAGCTATCGCTTTTTGTCCCTTCTTAGTGATAGTATACACTCCACTGTCTACTCGCTTAAGTAAATTCTCTGATGCTAAATTACGTACTGTACGCATTACTGTACCGTGAAATTGCACTGAGTCCATATCGTTTGAATAGATACGTAGTCTTTTACGTAAGACTGAAGTGTTAATTGTTTGTTCTTTTGTTGCGGCGTTTAATATACGCTCTGCCCAAGTTTTTGTACTTTTTGACATATTTTAAATTATTAATTCTAAAGTTATATGCCTAAACCTTTCTTTTGTTTATTTTTTAAATAATAATCGCCTTTTAATTCTTTATACTCGACAAGTAATTTAAGAGCTATTTCTTTAGCTTCTTTCCATTTTTTACGAGCTTCGATTATTGATTTTTCTTTTTCGCTATATTCTAATTTAGCAGTAGTACTTTTAGAATATTTTGCTAAATAATGTAAGAACAGATTACAGTTCTTCATTGTTGGATGATTTATAACTCTATTTAAAGAGTGTCTAAATCTTTTCTTTGATTTATTACTTGGATATTCAGCACCTAAAATGTTGCTATCGATAACTCCGTTAATTTTTAAATCATTACTTGTAGCAAAATCATTAATTCTTTCTGCTGCTTTATTAATGTTGTCTGTACTAATTTCTAGTAATTGTTTTGTATTTTCCATTTTCTTAAGTTTATTTTAGTGTTTATAATTTGTATACATAGACATAGTTGTCTATGAAAGTGTCTATGTTTAAACTTAAGTAGGACCTCTTATAATCTACATCATAACTTTATTTTTATTTTATTTGCCGACTAACCGGGATTCGAACCCGGATTTCCAGTTTTAGAGACTGTAGTAATAACCCTTATACGATTAATCGTTTGAGTTCCGAGAGGGATTCGAACCACCCATACTACCTCTTGCGGAGATATGCCTTCCATTCAGCCATCGGAACATTTGAGATGATGATGGGCTTCGAACCCATAACCCGCAGTTTTAGAGACCGCTGCTCTACCAATTGAGCTACACCATCATTGATTTAATAAATCAAACCGTTTATCTATCCGTCTAATTCATAAATCTCTAGTTTACCTTTGAATTTAATACTACCTTTAGTATGTTCATTCTCTGGTGTTTCTTTAGTTGAAAATCCAATTGAAGGATTAACATCTAAGTGATTAATATAATAGGTAATTCCTTTATGTTTCAGGACCCACATAGGAATACTCTGGTCAGTTAAATGTGCTTTATTAAAGTGGAAGACTATTGGATTAATTTCGTCTGATTTAAACAGAATCTTTTTCATATTACATATATTTATTTTTACCCTTTTTCCATCCTATAGATAAATAATATTCTAGTTCAGCTGGTTTAATTTTTTTATTTATTTTATTTTTAATATTATGAATAAAAATTCTAGATTTTGGTAAATTATTAATGTTTTTAAATTTTCCAATTTTAGACATAGCCATTTTATATTTACTTTTTTTAGTATGATTTAGACCTTTATTTTGATGAGTTAATTCACCACTTAAATATCTAGGATCATCTTTACTAACCATGAATTTTTTCCCATTATTATCTTTAATTACAATATTACCTTTACTCCATCCTACTAATTCACCACTTAAATATCT